CTCCCCACCTAAGCCTTACGGCTATAGATGGGGTGTCCTGCTCCATAATTATGAAAAAGAACAATATCAAAAAAATATCTCGAGGTATTTATGAATATTGTGGCTATCGTCTATCAAATTGCGGATATCATGAACCTGACCATTGTGTATGGTGGGAGGCTGTTAATTTGGAAACTGGCTGTGCAGACTTTCATGAACATACAAAAAGAGAATTGATTGCAACAATCAATAAAGAATTAGATGTGGGTTGTTAGCTCAGCTGGTAGAGCAACGGACCGTTAATCCGTGGGCCGCAGGTTCGAATCCTGCACAACCTGCCATATGCTCCAGTGGCGAAACTGGCAAACGCCGCGGATTTAAGCTCCGCTTATTTCTGAGTTCGACTCTCAGCTGGAGCATCCATATAGGGGTGTAGCTCAATTGGTAGAGCAGCGGTCTCCAAAACCGCGTGTTGCATGTTCGAGTCGTGTTACCCCTGCCACAATAAGAAAAGCCGTCCTCACATAAGAGGCGGCTTTTTGTTTTGGAGAGTATACAGACCAAAAAACTAAACCACAAGTTGATTGCAAATGTGCAAAAACATGCTATAATAATATCAGAACGAAACGAAAGGAGATACCCCAAAATGCTGTGCAACACTGTTAATGTAATGTCGTATGAGTATAGTTATGAATCTGAGTTCAGCTCTTATGAACGCAGTTTTATTTCTCATACTCCTCGACAGGCAAAAACAGACCATGTACAGATGCGGTGCGTCTTCTAAGCGATAACTGCATTTTCACACGCTGCTTGTCGAGATTTCGGCAGGCAGCTTTTTTGTTGCCTGCAATACAGAAAGGCAGCAAAAAAATGAACGTTCCAACCATTGATATCCAGCAGACAGGTGCCAATATCAAGGCCCTGCGAAAAGCAGCAGGCATCAAGGTGAAGGATGTGGCAGACACGCTCGGTGTGTCTCCGCAGGCGGTTGCTAAATGGCAAGCCGGAACAGCGCTTCCCACCATCGATAACCTTGTGATATTAGCAGCGATGCTCGATACGAAAATTGATGACATCCTTGTCATCGCATAAACCCTCGCCGCAGGATTGCGGCTTTATATGGCCCGTTGGACGAATTGGTAGAGTTGCCGCCCTTTCACGGCGGAGATTATTGTGGGTTCGAAACCCACACGGGTCACCATCTGCTTCTGTAGCTCAGTTGGTAGAGCAGCGGTCTGAAGAACCGCGTGTCGCTGGTTCGATTCCAGCCGGGAGCACCATATGTGCCGGTATGCAAGTGGTTAAAGCAAACGGTCTGTAAAACCGCTCCGTTACGGTTCGCTGGTTCGAATCCAGCCCGGCACACCATAAGGCCCCTTCGACAAGTTGGCCTAAGTCACCACACTCTCAATGTGGAGTCGGCAGTTCGAGTCTGCCAGGGGTCATACAAGCACCTATGTCAAAAAGGTGCATCATGCAGAGGTCGCCTAACGGTAGGGCAGCAGCTTGCTAAGCTGCCGTCGCGGAAATCGCGGCATGTGAGTTCGAATCTCACCCTCTGCGCCATCTGCTTGCTTGTTCGAGTGGTTGATGAAATCGGTCCAGAAAACCGACGATGGGAGACTGTCCGAAGGTTCGAATCCTTCAGCAAGCGCCACTGCCCTCATTCTGTGCGGTATCCGTGCAGGTGAGGGCTTTTTCTTTTGCTTTTCGCTTCGAATTTCGGACTCGAATGGCGTTAATGGTCGGATATTCTTGATTATACATGCCTTTGCTGTATGGCAAATAGCTCCAAACAGTATTGGTTTTTACACCCAATTCTTCTGCAATTTCAGGAACTGACATACCGTTCGCACGCAGCTTCCCGATTTTTTCTGATGTTTCATCTGACCAGGCCCCGGCCGTAATCAGTATTTTGCGCACTTTCTGCAATGAGATGCCTGCACGTTTGGCAATGGTTCTTCTAGGTATACCTTGCTCGTGGAGCCGGAGAACCGTCTGTATTGTCGCGTCCATCTTGTCAGTACCTCGCCGTTATCGATTTTTGTATTGCCCTAATTGTTGTACTTTAATCATACAGCAAAGCAACAAAATTGTCCAGGAAGCAAAAGTCCCTTCATTTGCCACTAATTCATCTATGAAATTTGAAGGCAGAGTACCCCGTCTATAGCCGTTGGGCTTAGGCGGGGGAGAATGTCAATTGCAAAAGAATGTGTATAAACTGTTACCATTTAGCGCTTTCCGTTGTGAGAAATTGCGAATCGCGGTATAATGAAAGGGTAAAAAGTGAAAGGATTTTTGCCGTATGTACATTGATTTCACGAGCAAGCAGTACTTCTTCATTCTGCACGCTCTTGCTGTTATGATAACGTTTTATAGCAACGATTTTTCATCTATCTGCAAAGAGGTTGGAGAGGCTTATGGAGCAAGCGAAGCAGACATTGCAAGTGCTTGCGCTGCTCTGACAGCTGTGAACGTAACGGCACCTGTCAAAAGTTTATCTAACAAGTGCAGCGACATTCTGGAAGATATACTGCATCATGCACGAGAACTGCCGGGAAAGGACGCTCCATATAAATACAGTGTTAGCTTAGATGTCTCTTCCTGGAAAGCCGTTGCCGATGCGTTGGATACATACTCTCGTGTTTTGATGGGTCAATTTGGCGTCATCTATGAAGCACTTGATATTTCTGGTAACGATGAGCAGCACCTTCAGGCGTACCATGATGCCCGCTGGAATGGAGTAGGTATCATTGAAACCCGAGACCTTCTGATTCCACAGCTTAAAAAGATTGGCGTTGGCTGGAACGGAAACTTTGGTATTTCCAATTCAGGACTCGCTTATAACAGCAAACTGGCATATGAGATTCTCAAGACAATTCGATACGCGACAGAGAAACGAGATAGCTCCGTTCTGAAAGTCACAGACGAGCCATTGCCGCGTGCTGAAGGTTCTTCCCAAATTAGAGCACTGTAATTAGATTGGAGGTTTTCCGGGGTGGGCGACCACATCATTTCTTTCTTAGATATCTGCGCAATGCGCGGTCAGCTGGTTTTGGCAAAGGCACCGTCCATCCCGGCTATCAATAACAAAACTGTGTATTATACCGGCGCTCACAAACACGGAGAGGACCGCTGCATTGTCCTTGACGGCGAGGAGTACAGCCAGATTCTTTTTGTTAACGGAACAATAAAACTGTATTGGCAGTGAGGTATCATTGTGGACAATATCATTGTGAACAGCGCTCTTTGGTATGCCGAGCAGAGCAGTCAGTTTCTTTTGAATTCTGGGGCCAACAAGCTGCTGGATAAGGGCTATGACTATTATGTGAAAGAATTTATTCCGCTTGGGCACCGCCTTATCCAAAATGGTCAGATTGCAGCAGATGCAATGGATGGGGAACTTGCCGCGCAGTTCTCAATGGCGTATGTTGCAAACTATTGGCGTGCAGCAAAAACCGTGTACAATTTTGCTTCGGAATTTCTCAGAACATTAGCCGAGACTGAGGACGCACCGATTTATTCCAACATCATGATGCGGCTGCCATATAGGGATTTTGTCGTCAATAACCCACGACTAAAGTCGCGGGCTTGCATCAGCGAGTCTACGCTTTAGAAGTGTCCGAAAGGATATGTTGACTACCCTAAGTGCTTCGAGCACTCCGTTATAAGCGAATAGATAGTTACCGTGCGGCGTTAATCCTAACTGCACGCTCTAAGACAACACATCACGTAAAGCTGAGGCAAAGCCGACAGGTGTGGTTGTATCAAACCGCTTATGACCTTGGGGAAGGATTTTTACCCTCTTCGGAGGAGTGAGCAGCTTCCTTTTAGTTGCAATTTTATCGAAAGGAGCATAGCATCATGCAATATGCGTATGTACTTAACAAGCGCGGCGAGCCCTTGATGCCTTGCTCACCCGGAAAGGCTCGCATCTTGTTGAAACAGCAAAAAGCTTGCGTTGTAAAACGCACGCCGTTCATCATCAAACTCCTGCATGGAAGTGCGGGATACAAACAGCCTATCACTTTAGGCGTTGACGCCGGTAGCAAGCACGTGGGTCTTTCTGCATCTACTGAAAAGCGAGAACTATACAGTGAAGAGTTCACTCCCCGCAACGATGTAGTAGAATTGCTATCTACGCGCAGACAGAACCGCCGTTCAAGGCGAAATCGCAAAACTCGTTACCGTGCGCCAAGATTCAATAACCGTGTACACAGCAAACATAAGGGTTGGCTTGCACCTTCTGTGGAAGTAAAAATCCAAGAGCACATTACTGTTATTAAGCGCATCTGTCGAATTTTACCTGTCACTCTTGTAAGAGTAGAAACTGCAGAGTTTGACACGCAACGCTTAAAAGCAATGCTCGCCGGAAAGCCTCTGCCGGTAGGAACCGACTACCAACTCGGTGAGATGTACGACGAATACAATGTTCGCCAGTATGTTTTGAAGCGTGATAACTATACATGCCAATGCTGTGGTGCTCATACCACCGCAAAGAAAACCGTCAAGCTGCATGTACATCACCTTGAAAGCCGTAAGGTGGGCGGTAATGCACCAAGCAACCTTATCACTTTGTGTACCACTTGCCACAACAACCTCCATAAAGGGAAGATAACACTTGACGGCAAAAAACGTGGTAAAACGCTTCGCGATGCGGCTTTTATGGGTATCATGCGTAACACACTACTGACACGCCTACGCAACGAACTTAATATTCCAGTACAAAACACATATGGCTATATAACCAAGTTGTTGCGTGAACAAAACGACATCAAGAAAAGCCATGTTAACGATGCCCGTTGTATTAGCAAGCATCCACTAGCTAAACCTTGCAGTGTTTGTTACCGCACGAAGGCAATTCGACACCACAATCGGCAAATCCATAAAGCGAAAATCCTGAAAGGTGGAATTCGAAAAGCAAATCAAGCGCCCTATATCGTTAAAGGATTTCGCCTCTGGGACAAGGTGCTCTATAACGAGCAGGAATGTTTTATTTCAGGACGCAGGTCATCGGGATATTTCGCTTTAAGAAAATTCGATGGTACAACCATTACGAATAGCATTTCATTTAAAAAACTGCGACTATTAGAGCCTGCAACAAACTATTTAATCGAAAGGAAGTGAATGGGCAAATCCTCCCACGACTGAAGTCGCGGGTATCCTTGCCATGATTGATGATGCCCCTGAAAAACACAAATCTAAGGGCTGGACCAACGCGATGCCAAAAAACAAACGAAGCTAAAAAAGCCACTTGCACAAATGTGCGAACCGCCTAAAATAATAATTGCATAACAGATACCATCACTTACCTCCTAATTGAACATTAAATTAACAATCTGTCATGCACAAGTAAGCAGACTCTCTTTTGAGGGCCTGCTTCTTTTTTTGTATGTATTGATTAGAAACAAAAATATTTCAGAAAGGATGAATACTATGACCACAAATACCAAGAACAGTTTTACCAGGTTCGCGGCTGCCGCAAAAGATTGCTTCTATGTGAATTCTTTTCGCGCAGACTTAGTTCAGTGCGACAGGGCCTTGAAAATGGACGGCGAGATGCACGTCGAAGCGGAATGCTGGATGAACATTTTGGATGCCCTGGACGATAACGACATCAAGATGTATGTCGATAACGAATACCGTCCCGGACTTCTGAACCCGTTCCATAAATGGTGACGCTCCAAAAACAAGTCAATAACCCACGACTAAAGTCGTGGGCTTGCGTCAGTAAGAAATCCCACCAAAAATAAAAAATACCCGAAGTGTGAAAGGAGCATAACAATGCTTAATTCAAATATCAATAAAGCCCTTGAAATCAACTCGAATAAAGCCGTTCTTCTCAGCATCAAGAAGCAATGGCTTGAAAAAATTCTGAGCGGAGAAAAGACTATTGAGGTCCGAAAAACTATGCCGTGGGAAATTAGCTATCCTTTTGTAGTATTTTGCTACGAAACCAAAGCTAACGGTGGTGCTGGAAAAGTGACTGCCGCATTTGTTTGCCGTGACATCAATACACTCGATTGCCTGCGTGAGCTTCCGGCATATGCTATTGGCACGGAAGTGACCGAAAAGACCGCTCAATTCGTGAAGGACAGCTGCCTTACCGCAAATGAGCTGATTGCATACGGCAATAAGTCCGGCACTCTTTATTGCTGGAACGTTTCTGATGTCCAATCTATGGATATGTCGCTGCGAGAGCTCGGCGTTAAGCGAGCACCACAGTCCTGGATGTATCTGCGGATTCCTGATAACAAGACGTTCTGAACGATGTCTGTTTGGGCTTGCTACGTGTACAAGCCAAACAAAATATCAACTACACGATAAAAACACACTCGAATGAATGATTCATCGTGCGAACAACGCAGACTCTCGATTCTTGAGGGCCTGCTATTTTTCTTATTTCAGGAGGAAACATCAATGATTCTTTATCATATCATGGCAGACACCGGATGCCTGCCGGACGATGTCGTTCCGCAGATACCAACGAATCGGATGAAAGGGGAGGACCAGGAAATCCCAAGAATCTGTCTTGGGCATACCCTTGACGACTGCCTGACCAGCATCGGCATTGCGCATTTTGTCTCAAAATTCCTGCTCGCTGAGCTGCGTCAGAACAAAAAATACTCCAAGGACATGCCGTTACCGTTCATTGTCCGAATGTACAACATCAAGGACGAAGACCCGAATCTCTTGACCGAGGAAGAAACACAGAAATATGTGGCGGATTCTGTCGTGACCAGTGAATGCTGGCTCACAAGATACGAGAAACCCGTCAAAATCCAGAAACTTTGGCTTGTGGGTGGTGAAGTTGTTCTTTGGCCCTATATCGTTGACGGCGTTGTATACAATTACCCAATCGTCCGTAACTCAATTTGGGCAGACAGCAAAACCTTGCCGGACCCGGAATTTCAGAATCAAATCATGGATATCACTCAGAAATGGCTTAACGAAGCCTGAAAAAGAAGCACATCAAAAGCTCTTGCACATCCTTGCGAATTCCATAGTATTAAAGTTGTACGACAGATAACATCTACTTGGCACGCCGCGTGCTCGTACAATTCATAATTCTGTTCTCATTCAAGGCAGACTCATCTTTATGATGGGCCTGCCTTTTTTGTTTGCAGAAAAAAGGAGGCATCTAAAACAAACTGCCAATCCAAATCACAATCTTGCCCAATTGGGAAAAGACAAAAAGGAGTAACAAAACATGAAGGTCCGAAAGAAGAATAACAGCTTATTTTGCAACAGGTGTTTCTTAATTTCAGTCGCAGGAATGTGCATTTTGACAATCATCGCCTGCATAGGAGTTATGCTCTCTGTTCCTGCACACGCAGAGGAAAACATAGCTCCCAAAACCGAACCTATCGCTTTTTCCACTCCCATTGAAACGGTGAATGAGCTCGATAAAGCGTTCCCGATAACGGAAACTTCCGAAGAAGCACAGGAGGAAATTACAACTGCTGCGGTCGAATCTTCCGATGCTGCAGAACCGGAACCACGGATTGAGACCGCAGAAGCAGCCATCGAAGAAGCCAAACCGAAACCCGAAACAATCCCAGATAATCTCAACGACAATGAGCTTGAAATCTACACAGCTCTGCGGTCCGCTGGTCTTTCCAAGGCCGGTACTGCCGCAGTGATGGGCTGCATGTCGATGGAAAGCGGTCTTAAAGCCTCGGCCGAAAACCCTTCGGATGGCGGCTATGGACTCCTGCAATGGACTTATAGCCGAAAGACAGACCTTTTCAACTGGTGTTATGGCAATGGCTATGACCCCAACACCGTTACGGGACAGGTGATGTTCTTCGTGTATGAGCTCAATAGCACATACAGCAAGGCCGCCAAATACTCGTATCCGGTGTACGAAACTCTTACTACAAGCGACAGCCTGGAAGATTGCCTTTCGATGTTCTTCTCCCATATGGAAGCAGGAACCAACGTGATAATCTCATCCCGCAAAGTCTATGCAGGAGGGCTGACCACGTTAGACCTGTACCGCAAACGCTTAACTGCCGCTTACAAATACTTCATTTGAATTAGGAGGAAATCACAATGAAAACAACCGTTTATCTGTCCCGAAAACTCTTGAACCAGTTAAAGGTAAAAGAAACCGAAAGCAAAGACCTTATGCTAACCCATAACCTACACAACATCATCATCAACGGTAAGCGTGTTGGCTGCTCTGGCCACATTCAGAACGTTCTCAACAATAAGTGCGTTTACGTCAGCACTGAAAAGAGTTGCTATCAGCCCTTGTCTGACAAGAACATGGTTCGCTATGCCGCCAGTATGAAAGATTACTCCTCTGTATCGCTCGGCGCAAAAGGACGTAATCAGTTCGTGACCAATGATGAGTTGGTTGGAAAAATCATTGATATGCTCCGATAAGGACATAAACAGAAAGAGAAAAAGCTCATGAAAACCGGCATCAAGAATCAGATAGTAATAGTATCTGCTGTGGCAGCTGTTCTGCTCATTGTTATGAGCGTCTGTGCAATTGCGGAGAGCATTACCTTTGAGAAGGTTGCTGTTCTCGCTGCAAGCGTACTTGCCTTGAACAAATGCTGCGGCATCCTGTTAAATTAAGGAGAAAAAACCATGAAAAATAAATACAAAGTTGTTGCCTTGGTTCCTTTGGAGCTCTCTGTTGAGGGAAGCTCCGATTCCAAAGAGGCAATCGAATCCGTCAAAAATATTTTCGAAGCGTGTCGGGATGATAAAGATTACGCGGACATCGTTTTTGATGGTATCGAAGAGTCACTTCGTCACGACAGTATCGAGTACAAAGTTGAAGCTGTCCAGCATGAACCTGAGGTGAAGGCAAATTCCGATATCCGTTCTGTTGCCTCCGATATCTGCGATATCTTCGAGAACTATCTCGACGAAAACGGTATTTGCATCGTTTGCGATGATGCAGATGAGGAGCGGGAACGGAAAGACAATGAAAGCGGCGCGATGCTGTACGGCATGGAATATTGGCATCTCGTTGAGGATGTCGAGTTCTGGCTGAGTCACATGAGTGCGCAGGGAAAGCCGGTCATTACTTCTAAAATTTTGAAGGCGTTCGACGAACTTCTCGTATCCAAAAACCTCGGTAACTCCGTGCCAAGCGGCGATAATCGCTATCAACTGCACTCAAAGATTCTGAGTTCCTTGCGTTCTCGTGAGGAGGGGTTGGAATGAGCACGAAAGGCTGGAACAGTCTGAAACCTATTACGACCCCTGACCAGATGTCCGCGCCGATTCATTGGAACCCAATGAACGAGGATTGGAAAATGCGGCTTACCAAAAGCCAAATTTACAACACCTCTTCTGGTTTCGACACTCAAACGCTCGATGCTATGAAGAAGCTGCATGACAAAATCCTCACATTTGGCGGGGATGAAGTCTGCATGACGGAATTTGACGAAGACGCCCCAAAAATCCTCAAACGCGGCCAATTCTTTTATGGCAGCAGCTATATGAGAAAAGGTCAGGATTGCCAGTGCCATTACAATTCCGCAAGACTTTGGTATAAAAACAAAGACCGGTGCTTTATTGCAACGGGGTATGCTCTTTCCGAAGACGGGCTCTGGCGCTGTCATTCCTGGGTCGTTCAGCCAATGGCACGCACCGTTCGCGTGTGGGAAACCACCGTCAAGCGTGTTGCCTATTTCGGCGTGGTTTTGACCAGCGAGGAATGCGAAGACTTTGTCGAGAACAACACATAACAATTGAGGAGGTTACCCAACATGGGTGAACAACTACATTTCAGTATGGATGGTGAGTTCCTCACCGCCATTGCACGTGACTGGTTCTGGAATATGGACAAGCCGTATAAAAAGTGTGAGGAGCTGCTGCTCTCCTGCATGATGGGTGGCAACGAGGAAGAAAAAAGGCATGTTTGCCAGGACATTATCGAAGGCCGGAAAAAACTTGTTGGTGTCAATGAGTTTGAACTTGTCGATGACAATGTTCATGTTCGTTCCCTCGGGCAGAAGGTTGAGGAGCTTCAACACAAGATGCTGGTCAATCAAATTCGTGAGGATATGATTGCACATCCGCTCAATTATGTTGACCGCTTTGCTATGACTGATAGCTATGAAATGCTCTGCACCAATGCAAAACATCATTATATCGATTGCAGCTATGACGGTATCAAGTGCTTCCTCTATGGGAAAACGGGTTATTCTGATGCATTCAACAACGGCGCATGGCTTTTTACCCACCCAGACCTTGTTGCAGAATTCAATGGCGAACCGCTTCCTGAGCAGGAATCCAACCCGGAATTCTACAAAACCGATTTTTGGACCAAGCTTGCCTCTTGGATTGAAGCAAACATGAAAGGCACATCCGTTGAACGCCGTCAGCGACTGTACAACAGCTATATCAGTGATAGACCCATTCAGCATCAGCTGACCGAATATGGTCTGATTGCTCCCGATGGCACCTGGTATGCCTGCGAGTTTGGCGAGCACGCTGCCCTGGCTGGCCGCATCATCATGCGCAATCGAGAAACGTTTGGTCTTTCTGACCATGAAGTTCTCAATATGGCGTATGACTGGAGCGGCAAGGGTCTCGATTTCCTATATAAACGCGGTTGGATTGCCATTCGTAATCCTTCGATGGGCAATACATTCCTCGATATGGATGAGACCAAAACCGCAACAAAAGCTCAAGTAAATACCATTTTTGACTATATTTCTAAATTTAACCGCTATGACATGAATATTTCTAAAGTTATGGTTGACTAAAAAGGAGATTTTATTATGACTTCCAATATGACTATGACCGCTATTTCCATCTGTGATTTCCTGAAACTCATCGTGAAAAGCACGGTGAAGCATTACACCGAGGATTTCAAGCTGGACATAAAGATTTTCAAGCGCTATGCAAAAGAAGCACAGGAAACTGGAAAAGCAGTGCCAATGCTCTGGTTCTGCCGTTACAACGGAACGTATCTTTGTCTCGAAGAAGATGCTTACAAAGTAGGTACTTCGATGTTCAATACATTCAAGTACTACGATGAAAATATGGAAGACGAAGCACGAACCATTAAGGCTTTTCTAGTCACCGTTACAGGGATGGAAGAGAGAAAGCCTATCGGCTGTATCACTCCTATCAACTATAAGGGCGAATGTGACCGCATCCGTCATTACGCGGTTCCGTCCCATAACGTTGAGGTAATATACAAGAATGGCACGCTCATTCAGGAACGGGAAGTCTTTGATAAATATCCAATCGTGAAGCACCCGAAGTTTGGTACGATTCGGGAAGCCAAATTCTTGGCCGATGACCCTGACGCGCTTGATTATGCGCTGCATATGGCTCGCAATGAGAGAAAGGCAGGGTGACAGCCATGAAAACGATGGTTACATTGACTCACGAAGAAGCCCAAAGCTATTTGGCGTACGCTCTGATTTGCGAAACGATAGAAGGAGCCTTTTGGAATTCCGGACGCCGTCGCAGACTATACAGCAAGACGTTTACCGAAGCCGAACAGAGGCAGATTCCCCGCATCAAAGCCACTGCTCACAAATGGTGTTTGGTTACTGGTGTTCCTGAAAAGGTACGCATGAGGTACAGCACCTATTTGCTGTGGCAGAAACTCGCGATGTTCTGCGCTAAAATTTAATTTTTCATTACCGCTGCCCATTTGGGTGGCGGTTTTTTGTTGCGGATTTATGCGAACGGCCTATAATCAGAAATGTACGATAGATAACAGTTATCGAAAAGGCACCCTGCCCCTTCGCACACTTAACAATGCGCTTTAGGCGAACTTCCCATTTGGGTGGTTCGCCTTTTTGCGTATAAAAGAAAGGAAATAATCAAAATGAATGAGTACGAAGCAACAATACAAATCAACCCAACCGACGATATCAAGTTCATACTTGAGGAGCCCGGCTGCTATGAGTCTGAAATTGAAATGATGAAGGCCGGTGGCACCTATGATGCGTTTGTCAAGCGTGTCTATGATGCCATCGACTGGTCTCATCTGTTTGAGCGTATTGCTCAGATAGAAAACGAAGCCATCACGGCAGCTATCGACAAATTGTCTGATAGCATGATTTGATTGTTAGGAGGTAAATACTATGTACATTCTCATTAAAAACCAGGAAGGCGAAAACATGAATCTGCTTTCCCAGAACACCGATTTCAACGCCCTGCTGGTAGCCATGAAAGCTGACATTGAGGCAGAGTACGAAAAGGCAACAGGCTCTGCGATTAACCTGGATGAAGATTCCGGAAGCGATTATGAAGTCGGTATCAACGTTGAGGACAGTGCTGCTGAAGGCTTCTGCCTCGCATCCGGGTATATGTACGGCGCAGACAGCAATTTTGACTGGGGTATTTTCAAAGTAAAGTCTCAGAAAAGCAATACCGCAGCAAAACCCTACATTGGCCTGGATATGAACAAGTTCTTTCGGCAGAAAATGCTGCTGATTGACCTCTCCGCAAAAGTAAAGGACCTCGGCTATGACCATCTGGCCGATGAGCTTTGGGGCGCAATCGGTGTCTTCGACGCTGTACAGGATTCAGCTGAAGGAGACGGTGTTTTCACTGCTCCGGAAGCGGATGAAGAAACCGGTCTGTTCCTTGACGATTTTTATAACGACGTTCTGGAAAAGATTCTGAACGCCGACAAGAAAAAGGAGGAAAAGTAAGCCATGAGACTCTACATCCAAGGCGAACACGGTAAGCTCCTAACTTTCACCCCGGAAGAAATCAAGGAAAAGCTCGGTATTCCATTCGATATCGCTGCTCTTGGCATCGAGGTAGATGATGGCGACACCACCATCAGGGCTCAGTCATACCCCAAATGGGATTATCAGAACGGGAACCCGCCCATCGACCTCTGCGTCAATGAAATGCAGGTTGGCTCACTGGCTATGCCGACGTCCGACATTCCGGCTCCCGTCATTTATCTCTATGATGAACAGGGGCAGGATGAATCGGATTGGTTTGCATGTACCAGCTTTGCACCCCGTGCATCTGGTGACGAAAGTTCTCATGTCGTCTTCTGTGACATGAGTTTTGGCAATGCGTTTGCTACCACAGACGTTTTTGTGAACCCGCGCACGGGAATTCCTTTCGTGCAGTGTTCCACTGAGAATCAACTTTCTGATTTCAGGAAAGCTGATTCCCGTCAATAACCCACGACTAAAGTCGCGGGCTTGCATCAGCGAGTCTACGCTTTAGAAGTGTCCGAAAGGATATGTTGACTACCCTAAGTGCTTCGAGCACTCCGTTATAAGCGAATAGATAGTTACCGTGCGGCGTTAATCCTAACTGCACGCTCTAAGGCAACACATCAAAGAAATCTGAGGTAAAGACAACAGGTGTGGCTGCATTAAACCGCTTATAACTTTGGGGAAGGATTAGCTTCTTCGGAAGTAACTCCTCTTCGGAGGAGAGGACAGCTTATCATTAGCTGTCACACAAATAGAAAGGAGCATGGTATCATGCAATATGTGTATGTGCTTAACAAACACAGCGAACCTTTGATGCCGTGCTCTCCACGCAAGGCTCGCTTATTGTTAAAGCAGAAGAAAGCATGCGTTGTAAAACGCACACCGTTTACAATCAAGCTCCTGTACGGAAGTACAGGATACAAACAACCTATTACTTTGGGCGTAGATGCAGGCAGCAAACATATTGGCATATCTGCTGCCACTGAAAAGTACGAACTCTATTGCGAAGAGGCAACTCCACGCAATGATGTGGTTGATTTGCTTTCTGCACGCCGTGCTTTCAGACGCAGCAGGCGAAACCGCAAAACCCGTTACCGTGCGCCGCGTTTCAACAACAGAGTGCATAGCAAGCATAAGGGCTGGTTAGCGCCATCAGTGGAGGTCAAGATTCAAGAACACATTACGCTTATCAAGCGAGTATGTCGTATTTTGCCTGTTACGTTCGTCAGAGTAGAAACAGCAGAGTTTGACACACAACGTCTAAAAGCAATGCTGGAAGGCAAACCTCTGCCGGTAGGCACAGATTACCAGCTTGGTGAGATGTACGATGAGTACAATGTACGCCAGTATGTGTTAAAGCGTGACAATTATACGTGCCAATGCTGCGGTGCGCATCCAACAAAAACAAAAGCTGTAAAGCTGCATGTGCATCATATCGAGACCCGTAGAACAGGTGGCAATGCTCCCAATAACCTGATTACGCTTTGCACAGCTTGCCATAAAGCTCTACACGCTGGAAAAGTAACACTTGACGGCAAAAAACGTGGCAGGTCTCTCAAAGATGCAGCTTTTATGGGGGTTATGCGTAAGACACTTATGGAACGCTTGCTTAAAGAGCTGAAGATTCCGGTACAAGGGACTTATGGCTACATAACCAAGTACTTGCGTGAGAAGCATAGTATTCCTAAAAGTCACACCAACGATGCACGCTGCATTAGCAAGAACCCATTGGCCATACCTTGCGATACTTGCTACTACACGAAGGCTATACGCCACCATAACAGACAGCTGCACAAAGCAACTATCCTAAAAGGTGGTATATGCAAGGCTAATCAAGCTCCGTACACCGTAAAGGGTTATCGTCTTTGGGACAAAGTATCCTATAATGGCTCAGAATGCTTTATCACAGGCAGACGAACTTCTGGATACTTCGCTCTTAAAAAATTGGACGGTACTGTTGTTTCTAATAGCGCGTCCTACAAAAAAATGCGGCTACTAGAAGTCGCAACAAATTATATTACAGAAAGAAGGTGAAGGAACAATTCCTCCCATGACTGAAGTCACGGGTATCCTTGCCCAGCTCAATGAATAATATCTGACTCGTATCTTTGCGGTCGTTCCTTTTGGAGCGGCCGCTTTTTTTGTTTTCAGTTTCCTTGCGCAAATGTGCGAGTCTCATAAAATGAAAATTAGGGAGGTGCTGTTTTGAAAATTCAGAGAATCATGCCTGCAACTACTCATTCCATGAAAGACGCGTTACCGCTTGGGACTATCCTGACGGTGAAAAATGTTGCAGACCAGAAATATATTGTGGTCGGCTATGACACAAGTTCTTTTCCGCACAACTACTATGCGGTTCCCTGGCCGCAAGGGTACATGGGTGAAGAAAATATGTACTTGGTAGGATTTGATGATATTGCGAAAGTTCTGTGTCGCGGCGGAATCAATGAGGAATCCAGAGTTTTCTTGCAGGCACTGGATGATGTGTTGAACGGGAGGTGACACGGTGACGGTAAAAGAGCTGAAGCATATGCTTGAGAACGCGGACAACAATGCTATCGTCATTGTGCGAAATAACTGGGCTCCGGCGGAATTCCTGAATACCTCTGCTCGGAAGATGGTGCTTGTGAAAACAAATGGCAAGCTCATGACGCCGAAATGGGCCGAGGCGAGCGGGTATATCTGCGAAGGCCCTGCTATGTCGGCAATTTTATTCGATTGAGGTGAAAAAAATCATGCCCGATAAAAAAGTGGCCACGCAGGCATCTGATGGACCCTGGGAACGCGAAACCATCATCACATTCAATGATGCGGAGAAGAAAGCATCCTACTACACCTGCAACAAAGCTCGTATGGAACAGCTAAAAGAGCTTGCCAAAGAGTACCCTGATGCTGTTAAAATCACGCGGGATGAGGACTGGTGTATGGAGGCAGATATGCCCAAGAAATGGGTCAAAATCAAGCCGCCTCGCAAGCTGACCGAAGAGCAATATGCGGAACTGGTCAGACGCGGCAAAGAACTTGCAGAACGGCAGCGGCAGCTAAAAAACGAAACGAAGAAATAAACCGGCTTCATATGCCGGAAGAGGAGAATATAAAATGTACAATTCTTACAGCGCATTGAATCTTTTGGGCGGTATGCTCTATACGATGATTCTTCTGGTAGTGGCGTATTTTGTGCTCAAAATCGTCGCCAATTGGAAAATTTTCGAGAAGGCCGGGCAGCCTGGCTGGGCATCCATCGTCCCGTTCTACAGCAATTACATTGGGTTCAATCTCTACTGGGGCAACGGCTGGCTGTTTCTGATTCCGGTCGTGCTGAGCCTTTTGTCCGGTATCCCGCTGCTCGGCAATCTGTTCCTGGTCGTTGCTCTCATCATCGGTGCTATCACCAACTACAAGAAAGCTGTTGCGTTCGGTGAAGGTATTGGTTTCACGATTGGTCTTTGCCTTCTGAATCCGGTGTTCAACATGATTCTTGCTTTCGGCCATTATGAGTATCACGGTATCCCACAGGATGGCTATTCCTATTCTCAGCTCAAGACCAAATATGAGGAAAAGAAAGCCGAACAGCAGAACAACCCCAGTACTGTTCAGTACCAGGCCCCCGAAACTCCCAAAGAGCCGAGCCAGAATGTTCAGTATCAGACTCCGAATGCTCCTGCTGAAGTCAAGACCCCGCCGACTCAGCAGAATCAAAATCAGGACAATGGCTGATATTATCTGGGTCGTTGTGTTTCTCTGCGTTCTCATCGCGTCCTGCTTTGGAATGTACTATTTCCAGGGTGAGAACAAACAAAAATTTGTGTTTTGCTTTTTGCTGGTAGCATTATCTTTTGAAGTCCTTGCGTTTCGGCTTCTGGATATTGCGTATACGGTGATTAACGCAGCAATCAAAGCCGCACAATGACCTTTTTGCAATTCTCAAACTGTTTTTTGGCAGACCTTCCAACCGAGGGCCTGCCCTTTTTATTGTTGCCAGGAGGAAAATCTATGAAAATCCGATTCTATACAACCAACAAGGAAGCTATTGTATTCGACCTTGAGGATATTTTGAAGCAGCTCAACATTGAAGAGCAGGTAGCCACTGTCGGCCTTGTCATTGAAAAAGACGAGGCCGAGGTTGAGGCAATCGCTCAGACAATACAAGACGATTATCCGAACATGTATCTCCAGGCAAAAGAATACGGACGGAATCTGACCTTGGCTTGTGCGGAGCTTCCGAACCCTACTAACCCGGATATTGTAACCTACCTCTATGCGGGCGATGATGCTACGGAAACTGACAGTTGGATTGCGAAAGTGAACAACACAATTCGTGCGCAAGGGGATAACAGTGAACGGCTCATCCATATTGACTCGAATCTCGCTGCCGTGGTAGAAGCAAACGAAACGGAACAAGGATACTATGCTTCCACCGTGTCGCAGCATGACAAGGCTACAAACGAAATGCTGAGTTTCCGGCAGATTGCAGAGTCGTTGGAAGCTGTTGGGGATAACTACAAGTACCAGAGCGCAAGCAACATTCTGACTGCAAGAACCAAAGCAGAGCGGAACTATATTGTCCGGCTTATCAAGATGTATTGCGACGATACCAAATACCTTTCCGGTGCTATGCCGCAAAGTGAGTACCCGTTCTGTGTCCAGAACGTTGACGCTCTGAACCAGCGTGATGCGCAGTGGTCCGAAATCAAAGAGTATCTTGCACAGGACGAGAATCGCAACAAGCTGGATGTGATTCTTGGCTTCGTGCCGGATGAGGAGAGCGACAAGACTCTAATTCTGCACAGCATTGAAGAAAAAGGGAAGGCCATGTCTGATTCTGAAATCGAAAAAGCATATAATTTGCTGTTTGGTGACTGTAGCAATGAATGAATAATCTTGCGCTTTCGTGCGAGACCCGTATAATTTAGCTTGTACGATAGATACCATCTACTAAGCACACTGTGTGCTCGTACAATTCACACTTCGCTTTAAGGCGGACTTCCCACACCGGGAGGTTCGCCTTTTTGCGTACAAAAAAAGGAGTGTTATAATGGATAACGTATGGACAAATCTTGGCAACCGACTCGAAACTGCTTGGAAAAGACCAACAAGGCCCAACTCTAAACGCCCGAAAGACGGTGAAATCATCGACGAAGAGAAATCGGTGCGCTGGAACAGGGAAGAGGTCGTTCGCCGACAAAAAGCCTGGGATGCGGAATGCTCTCGGCTGAAGAAGGCGCAGAATGCAGAAATCGAACACATCTCGGAAGCTATCGAACTTCAAATTCAGGAAGACATCAAAGCCGAAACGAAACGCAGCATTTCCAAAAAGGCTGCAACTGTTCTTTGGCAAAAAGCCTACGACCGTGGCCACGCCTATGGTTTCGCTGACATCTACTGTGCCATCGAAGACTACGAGGAGCTGGTTGTTGCCGTATTCACAAACGCTCGTTGAAAGAAAGGAAAATACCATGAAGCTGAATGAATACCTCGCTAAAAATGCCGTCAAGCTGATGATTAAGGGCTCTGGAGAAAAGAATCCTACGCGCCAGACCAATGACCTCGGCATGTACGATTATGTTGAGAACCTTGAAAGCGTCCTCGGCAAAATGGTCTGGATTTGCGATTATCGCGCAAATGCGGACCCGACCAAAAAGCCGATTCGTAACATCAAACCTACCCCGGTTGTTGTAACGGACGCAAAAGAAACGAGCAAAACCATCTATTATTCTCCGGTCTATTTTCGGCCGGTAAATCGGGGTAAGATTTCTTCAACCGTCATTGCCCCATTGGACAACACCGGGTATCGCTGCTGCTCCGGCACTTCCGTCAACATCTTCTACACGAAAGAAGAGTGCGTGAAGTGCTATCGGGAGCAGGTTCGACAGGCAAACGAGATTTATGAGAAAGAGAAGGCTCGCATCATCAAAGAGTTCGACGCTCGCATGCAGATTCTCAATGATTCTCTCACGCCGTTCAACGATGTCCCGCAGAGCGACTACACCGTTGTTGCAAAAATGGATGTTACGAACGATTCTCTCGGATACAATGAGAAAAATCGGCATTTTTATATCGAGACGACCCGAACCATGATTCCGACTCGCTATACCATCGAAATGCTCAAGATGCAGGCACTGATTGGCCTGGTGGATGAACTCCGTGCAAACACCACCTGGCAAAAGGGCATCCCTTTCCGTATCCTTATCAGAACAACAGTTTTCGTGGATGGTATTGAAGATGTCAGCCAGGCCACAACGGAATCTCAAACCATTACCCTTTGATGAACCATGAAGAGCGCACGCCCCGTCTATAGCCGTAAGGCTTAGGTGGGGAGGTTCACAAAAAAACAAAACAATACATATGTGAGGTAAAATGTTATGTCTAACAACATGTCTATTTCTTCCATCAAGGAATATTATAATAATCTCTGCACCAAAGCCAAAGAATGGAGTGCCGCCTACTATGAGCAGGATGCTCCGGTTGTAACGGATGAGGAATACGATTCCGTGATGCACGAGATTCGTGATATCGAAGCGGCACATCCTGAGTTCGTGACCGCTGACAGCCCTACACAGGTTGTTGGCGGCAAGCGTGTTCTCGGTATTCCGGTTGAACACCGTGTACCGATGCTTTCTCTGCTTGATGTGTTTTCCGATGATGAGGTTCGCAGCTTTGTGGATTCGGTGAAAGCTGAATACTCCGATGTGACCTTCTCTGTGGAGCGCAAAATCGACGGTCTGAGCTTGTCTCTTGTCTACGAACGTTCTGACGATGGTCTTGCCTATCTGACCCAGGCTTCGACGCGTGGTGACGGCCATGTCGGTGAGGATGTGACCGCCAATGTCGCAGCCCTCACTTGCCTGCCTCGCAGCATCGAGCTGCCCAAGGGTATCGGCAAAATCGAACTCCGTGGCGAGTGCTATATGTCGGAAAAGGACTTTGAAGCAGCCAATGCAAAGCAGGCGGAAGCAGGGAAGAAGCTCTTTGCGAATCCCCGCAACTGCGCTGCTGGCTCTCTGCGTCAGGCTGACCCGTCTATTGCACGGGAACGCAATCTGCAGGTGTTCGTTTTCAATGTTCAGAGCGTCAACAATGGTGATGCAGCACAGTTCAGCCCGTATCATTGTGACCAGCTGAACTATCTGCGTGACATCTGCGGTTTTAAGACCACCTATTACGCTCATTGCAATGACATTGATAGCATCTTGGCAGCCATTCACGACATTGAGGAAAAACGCTATGATATCGATTACCCGATTGACGGCGCAGTCATCAAAGTCGATGAACTGAGCATTCGACAGAAGATGGGCGAGCGCACCAAAACCCCGAAATGGGCTATTGCATACAAGTATCCCGCAGAGGAAAAAGGAACTGTCTTGCGCAACATCCAGCTGCAGACGGGTCGTACCGGCCGCGTCACTCCTGTTGCTGTCTTTGACCCTATCCAGCTTGCTGGTACTCGTGTGGAGCGTGCAACGCTCAACAACGCCAACTTCATCAAGACTTTGGATATCCGTATCGGTGACACGATTGTCCTGCACAAATCCGGTGACATCATCCCGAAAATCACGATGGTAGAGCTGGAAAAGCGCCCGACAGACGCTGTGCCTTATGACATGGCGAAGCAGGTCTGCCCCGTTTGCGGTGCGCCTATCGCACCGGTCAACGGTTCTGTGGACCTCTACTGCACCAATGACGCTTGCCCGGCAAAGACCGTGAATCGTGTCATTCACTTTGCCTCGAAACCCTGCATGGACATCAAGGGACTTGGTCCTCAGATGATTCAGGACTTGGTTGACAGCCGGTTCATTGAGAACCCCGTTGACCTGTACTGGCTCTATGAGGAGGAAGGTGAACTGACCAACATGTATGGCGCGAAGATTGCCAAGAAGGTTCTTGCTGCAATCGAAAAGTCCAAGGAGCAGAATGCCGACCGCGTCCTCAAGGGCCTTGGCTACCGTCTCATCGGCGGTCATGTTGCTCGTGCGCTGTTTACTCAGTGCAAGGCTACGAATGGCAACCTTCTGACACTGTCCACGCTCAATGTAGATACCATCAAGGAGTGCAACATTCCCGGTTTCTCTGACGCTATCTATGCTGCGCTCGATGCGATGCTTTCCAGCGCTGAATTTACGCAGGAAGTCAATACCTTGCATGATGCCGGTGTCAATCTTGACTACCATGCTCCGGCAGGTGTCAATGATGAGTCTGCGCCGCTCGCTGGCAAGACATTCGTTATTACCGGTACACTGCCTTCCATGAGCCGCGATGAAGCCAAGACTTATATCGAAGCGCATGGCGGCAAAGTCTCCGGAAGTGTCTCCAAGAAGACGAGCTATCTCGTTGCCGGTGAAGCTGCCGGTTCCAAGCTGGATAAGGCAAATTCGCTGGGCGTGCCCGTTCTGAGTGAGGGCGACCTCAAGGCCATGTGCCAGTAAGGAGGTCTTGTGGTATGTATGACTTCGACCGCATCGTAAAAGCTGCGGAGTCCTGTGACTTTCACGACGCATTTGCCTCTGACATCAAACGCTGTGAAAATGCTCTTGGCATGGGTGGCCTCATGGCAATCAATGCTGAATGTTGGCTTGATGTCTTGAGCGCCATGCCGGACGCTGAAATCGCAGAGTATGTCCACACTAAGTATAAGCCCGGTCTCTTGAATCCGTTTAAGGGAACGTCCTTGTACATCAAATCTTAACCTCTTGCCGCTTGCCCTTCACAGGGTGAGCGGCTTTTGCTAATATGTGCGAATCGCGTACACTAAAATAATAGAAAGAAGGCATCAATAATGAAATCACATGAAGCTCCTGTTACCGAAAGCATGCAGCAATGTATCGACTATATCAAGCAGAATGAAGATGAAATCGCAGAATATGTGAATTCGCTTTTTCTTGCTCAGAAGGATGTAATTAGAGAGCAGCTTTTGGAGAGTTTGGCAGCAATGCTGAACCCCATTCCCACTCATTATGAATGGCGCAGCAATGATTGCCCGTATGATTATTCTGGTGAATTGTACGAAGATGGAAAGGTATCTTTGGAGCAGACTGTTAGTGAATTTCTCGAGAGCGAATATACTGGTGCAAGCCGCGCAACCTATGTATCTCACTATGGTCTATCATATAACACATATGGGGATAGTCTCTCGGACGACACCCTTGAGATTGGCTGCTCCATTATGACCGATGGAATTAAAGATTTCGTACAGAGGAATGCAGGGATTCCGTGTGAACGATTCTCCCGTGAAGAATTTTTCGACATCAAAACCGAATGTAACGAATTTGACCCGATATACGACGAATGCCGCGCCAGCGATTTCTTTTGGGCTACTGCCGCTGTAGAATTTGCAGGCATTGACAAAATGACTTTGAAAGAAGTTCTCGCCGCAGTATAAATTGTCACGAAAGCCGTTCACCGTTTGGTGGACGGCTTTTTCTTTTTGACATTTTTTGCGATTTCCCGATAATAGTGGAAACACCCAAAACAACGTGAAAACGTGACGATGCCTTGGCTAGTATCACCTCAAACTATACGGTGAAAGCAAATCTGACTCCAGGTGATTGGAGTGGTACAGTATCTTTTGTTTGCTCTGTATCGGAGAACTAAACACAATGTTGCACGACTTTGCACGATGTTGTAACATTCTAAAAAGCCACTAACACGCGTGCAAACTTTTTTCAAAAAAGTTTATACAGCTTCTTGACGGCGTGTGCGACACCCATAAAATAGATAATGTAACAGAGATATCATTGATTTGCCATAGTTCATATACCTCCTGGAAGAAGGACAGATGCCCATATTGGGTTTCTGTCCTTTTTCTTTTTGAGGATTCCCGCAGATTTTCTGCGTTTTATATAGATTTATCCCACGGAATGTGGACTTCTGACAGCCGAAGGAAAGGCTGATTACATAGAATTGTCATGCTAATCAGCATGGCACGTATACACTGCGTCAATGTGTTTATATAAATGTTCCTGCACGCGAACGCCGCGTTAAGAGCGTATTTATATATACCGTATAACAATTACAAACCTTCAAGGAGGACTTTACCATGATTCGAAACATAATTTAGCGAGTAGACGCCATCATCAGCAGCCACGAAGCCAAAGCCAAACAATATACAGCTGACTATGGTTCATTCGTTCACGGTCTAATTAAGACCTAGCTGAGCAAAGATGGTGTGATACTCGCGCTCCTGCTGGAGCAAGTGAAACTGACCGATGCCGCGAAATTTCTGCTGCTTTTGGCAGTAGTATCAATCGCTGGCGCATTTCTTGTCAAGAAAGTCTTCAAAAATTACAGCCACATCAAAGGATTGGCCGAAGACTTTCTGAAATCAGCTGACGTTTTCGGAGCTGTCAAAGAAGCGATTTCTGATATCGCCAGCGGCTCCTGCAAAACAAACAACAAAAAAGAATAATAACATCCCCGATATATGGGGCTCACATTGCTGTGGAGATAAATTCGAGAGCAGCACGGCAGCCCCACGTTACGGGGTTATATTATGGCTAAGAAGAATAACAACGTCACTTTCAACGTCGGCATCACCAACCATTACTTTGACGCTATTTCGCGCCAGAAGTTACCCATGAGCGATGCCGCTTGTGAACCGGTTGATAATGCCATCTCTAATTGCAAAGATGCCATTAACATCTTGGTCGCGATTGTGAAAGGCCATGCCAAAAACCTAATCGGTGTGGTTATTGCCGACTGGGGCAATGGTATGTCTAAGGAAAAGCTGCCGGAAAACCTACAGTTTGGCAACGGCCACAGCAATGAGGGCCCGCTGTGCATCCATGGCGTTGGCCTGAATAATTTCATTTTGGTTGCCACCCGCAACAAGTATCCCTGGTTCATCGCTTCCAAGCAGCCTGGAGAGGACAGCTATCACCGCGTTGACGGCCCGTTCGCCACGACCATGACGATGTCCGAGCAGGAAGAGATTCCTATGGCAGATGTCGTTATGCGTGAGCAGTTTAAGGCTCTTGGCGCTCCTTCTACCATCATCTATGTGGAGATGGACAAGGCTACCGCCAGCACCATGCTGACCAAGAACGGCAGCTGCGCTGAGAGCCGGGTCACCAGCCTGAACGTGCTGCGTACCTGCCTGGCTGAGCACTTTGGTGTCAAGTACCGCAATTACTTGGCACCTGACGCTACCGGCGTTGCTCCCGCCCGTATCCTGATTCCTGATTTCCATATGGCGAATGGCAAGACGTGCGATGTGCTCGTCAAGCCCATTTTCCAGCCGTATAAGGAGAAGCAGAAGGAAAAGAACTTCACTGTTGACTATGATGGGTACGAGATTCCTGTCAAGGTTGAGTGTGGTCAGCTGGATACGGATGCGACCAAAGGTGTTGTTACTGGTGGCTATGACTTGAAGCATTTCTACCAGAACAACATGCTTACGCAGGGCTTGGATATCCAGCTCGGCGAGCGTGTTATCGCCACCGCTCAGTTTGATACCATCTGGGACAAGGCTCGTCACCCGGCCTTCAACGCTTTCACCGGCGTTGTTGCTGTTGATATTTCCGGTCTGCCGCGTGGGTTCTTGAATACCCTCGCCAACAAGTCGGATATCGACCTGAGCGACAAGGGATGGCGTAAAATTTTCGACGCTATTGCCGAAAACGTGAAGCCTCTCGAAAGCGAGCCTCTCACTCTTGAGAAATATGCGCAGGATTTTGCAAATCGGCTGGTTGCAGACACCGGGAATGAAGTTGAACTCCAGTTCCCTCTGTACGCAAACCGGACTCGTATCGACGTTCTGGAACATATCGACGAGTCCCACTGCAAGATTTATGACTTCATGAGCGGCGTTGCTACTTTGAAGTCTGTAACCGAGCTGCGGACTCATTGGGATGGCATGGTTGCACAGGGCATTCAGCCTTTTTCGGCTGTGATGTTCTGCAATAAGCGCGGTCCTATGCTCAAACATACCTGCGACGAGATGAACACTCTCGTGCAGGCTATGAATGACGAGGACTTCTACATGACCCTCGAAGCTGCTGGTGGTGATGCATCTAAGATGCCGCACTACAACTTCGATGTTATTCTTGACCAGAATATCCCCGTGAAGAAATAACATCACTTGCCGTCATCCGAAAGGGTGGCGGCATTTTTTTGTTGAGCCATTGCTCAAACATCGAGATTCCTCATGTGGGATATAGCGTTTTGTACAGATATATGCTATAATTGGCACAAAAAGGAGGAACCGACATGGCAGAAAATAATAACAACGGTGGCAAAAACACTAATATCATCACCAAAATCAACGATACCATTTCCAAAGTCCTGGGCGATTTCCCGCCCGTTGTTCAGACAATCGCAAAAATCGTTGTCTTCGGTGGGCTCATCCTGCTTATCGCCAAAGCCATCGGCTATATTTTCCCGGTTATTGTGAACGTTCTTTTCAACCTCTTAGTCAAAATCGTTGGCTTCTGCATTCTGGCAGCCTTTCTTTACGGCTGCTGGTACGAGGTAAAACTGCAAATGACTCGCGATGAAAACTCCTTCCTACTGAATGAACGTCTCAAGTATCAGAAAAAAGAATACGAGGAACGTGAGCACAGAAGACAAGAACGAGATAACAGACGATAATACATAATCATAAATAGGCTGTCCAGCTTCGGTTGGGCAGCTTTTTTTATTTTCCTGTTGCAGGCTCTTGCGAATTGTATACCATAAAAAGTATGAAAGGAGTTTATCATGAAAACACTTGAATCCTTTTTTAGCAGAACTGCACAGTTTGGCTTGCTCATTTATCTGACCGGCTGCTTTGGCCTGTTGATTGTTTTAGGCGCTGCAGTCGCAAAATGGTTTAAACTCATCGACGTAATTCAATATATTGCCTTTGCTTTTGGACTTGGACTCCTCACTTTGCTTATCGGCGTGGTGGGTCTCTCACTCCTCGGCATTAGGCAAAACCGCAAACATAAGGAGGTAAAACGCGCATGAGTAAAAAGATTATCAATATCACCGCAGCTGCCATGGCACTCGCCGTGACACTTTCCGGCTGCGCCACAGCTGTGGTTCAGGAACGGAAAGACCAGGCAGCCGCAGCAGCAAGCGCAGAAGCAGCACAGGCTGCCGTCACAGCAACACCGGAACCGACAGCAGAACCGACCCCGGAACCCATCAATGCCTGGTCTTTGTTGTCGAATCTCCCGGATTTCACGCCCGGCACGCTGGACAATCCTGACACTACCTGGCCGGACGGTATTCCGATGGGGCAGAGTCCTTTGTCTTACGATGACGGCAGCAAGTTCTATTCGCTGCGCAGCGTTGATACCGGCAAGACACTGGATATCACGGACGTTGCATTACAGGATGTACGGGATTTGCCTGTAAAGGGATATCTGAAATTGAACGAACTTGAAAACGGTGATACAGTCATTGGTGAAATCAATGCAGAATCCACAGGCGAAGGCGTAGAAAAGGAAATCAGTGATTTTTCCATTCACACTGTCAGCAAGGATGACGGCTGTGACTATTATCCGATTGGATATAACGGCGGCTCACTGACCTTGATGCTGGACGGTCGTGCAGCCAATGACGACGGTATCGATATTGGTGATGCGTTCCTTGACGGTCTCTATTATTCGTCTGTCACCCCGGATAAACTCGAAGGCTATCCGACCGACGGAGAGCCGGAGGAACAGTTCAACTTCCTGTATGGTTTGTTTGGCAATCCGTCCGGTCTCTACTGGACAAACAACGATTCTGTCGCTTTCAATTCCAGCAAGCAGTATCGTACCTTTGAAGATTTCCGAGATGCAGATTATGATGTTGAAATTGGCGGCAAGAACTTCTATCTGGTTTGGAACTATGACGGGTATAGTGTTGTTGCGGCGTGCAACGATACCTTTGACAGCGCTAATGTGAAGGGCACTACGATTCAGGATATCTACTTGTTCCCGAACATGACAGAAACCAAGTACCTAGTCGAAAATTCCGGCAGCCTGATTAGCGGTTATCTGGGTTATGGTGAAGTTCCCGTCATCTTGACTGGTACATACGCATCAGTCAACAGTGATTCGACTGTCGAACAGGATACAAGCGCAGAAGAAAACACCGACGCTGAATCTGGTGACAATTCCACGGCGGACAAAAACGCTGAGTCCAGTTCCGATGATAACAGCAACAGTTCGGAAAATTCCGATTCTTAATTCTAAAAAATAGTTATTGCGTATTCGTGCGAAACGCATACAATAAAAATTGTATGATAGATAACAGCACACATACGCTATAATTTCACAATTCTGAGAAGCAGACTATCCGTTTGGAGGTCTGCTTTTTTTGTTGGAATTTTGCGGTGCTTTGCTGACGTTTATCGTAACTAAACACTACAAGGAGAAAGAAAAATGACCGTAACAAACACTGTAACAGAAACAGAACACTTAACTCCCCTACGTTCCGCTGTAGAGCACATCAACTGGAATACTTTGTACCAGCAGAAAATGGCTCTCGAAGAAGTCTCTGACATGCTCTATGCCAAGAGAAAAGAGGATGACACGTTTGGCAAGGCTTCCGCCTGGCTCGAAAGCGTCATTGCACTCATGGAACGCTTGGGGGATGCAGCAGAAGAGGAAGGAAAGTTTAATTATCCCGAACGGGATGAAAACGACAAGCACCTGGATGATAGGTTCAATCATGTGTTGAATCAGTACCCGGATGTGGATATCTGACCAGTTCATATCAGGAGGACAATGATGCGGATTAACAGCAGCTGTGTGCTTCACAGCACCACGAGTCTCAACGCAAGAGTTCTTCCGCTCATTGGACGGGTCGGAACTCTTGAGCTGTCAAGTGGGCAGCCACTCGTATTCAAAACAACAACACCAAAACAACAAGACGTCCTGCGTACCAGCACAGTAAAAGCTATTGGCTTTGCAGGAAGCAGAATTTTTGTCAAAACCGAAAGAGGAACCCAATACACATTTGAATTTCAGTAACAACCAAGCGGCCACTAATCTCATTTTTTTATAGATTGGCGGCCGCTATTTTTTTATCAATTTGAAAGGAAGTTTTTATCATGAATTTCATCAATGCCGCCACCAAGAAAGAACGCACCCATGTAGAAGAAATTATCAAGTCTCAGCCTGTTATGCCTCATGAAGGCATAACTGCCACTGAGATTGGTATTTGCGGCAAGCAGAATCTTTTCATGGACGTTTATCGCCCGGATAACGATGCCGAAAAGCATCCGATTATCATCAATATCCATGGCGGCGGCTTGATTGCTGGCCGGAAAGAACAGAATCAGAACCTGGCAACCTGGCTCGCTAAGGAAGGCTATCTCACCTTTGTGCCGGATTACCGTCTGGTCCCTGAAACCAACATCTTTGGCCAAATCACTGATGTCATCAATGCGTTTGCTACTGTAGCTGAACGTGCTGAAGATTTCGTTGGTGACTTGAATCAGGTCTTTGTAGTTGCCGACAGCGCTGGCGCATTCCTTGCCTGCATGGCAAGCTCTATTCTCCGCTATCCTGTCAAGATGCAGCCGGTAGAGGACGAACTGGAAGAGAACGTACCCGAGGCAGCCAAGAAGCTCGTCATCAACGCGATGGGCCTGCAGAGCGGTATGTATTACATCTACAAGGGCCAGGTAGGTTTGCTTCAGAACTACTATATGTCTAAGGGCTGGAAGAATCACAGTTATGCTGAGTTCATCAAGCCTGAGACCTATTCCAAACTCATCCCCCCGTGCTATATCTGCACCGGGAAAAAGGACTTTCTCAAAAAACAGACTTTTGGGTTTAAGAAATGCCTCGAAAACGAGCGCGTTCACCACGATTACGGGTTTGTTTCCAAGAAGGAAACCGTTCATGCTTTTGCAGCACTGTATCCTGAATCCGAATCAGCAGTCGGTGTAAACCGCGAGATGATTCGGTTCTTCGACAGTTTCAAAAAATAATAAAACCAAAAAAACAAATAACAAGGAGGCATTTCATAATGACTCACAATGAGTTGGTTCATGACCTCTGCACTCAAGATTCGATTGTGGTGCAGAACTTTGCTGAGCTGATGCGGTTTGTGCTCGACGGCAAAGCGGAAGTTATTTACGACGGTTGGATTAACGTCTATGTTCCTATCTGGTTTGATGCTGATATGGCATTTGGCCTTGATTTGAACTCAGAAGAAAATGCAGATTGGATTAACATGTACATTGACTGGCATCCGGACGATACCATTCATGCCTATGTATCTTACTGCAACAGTTCTACTGACGACCCCGACTTTACTCTTGAAGTCATCATGAGCCCTCACCACCGGGAATTGTTCAATGCGTATTTCAAAGAACAGTTTAAGGCGGTTTATCACATGAGTGTCGAAGAAGCGTGGGCTAAATTCGGCACCGAATAATATAGTGAGGAGATATATCATGGCACGTAAAGAAATCAAAATTTTCATGGACGCCAAGGAAGCTGCCAGTTTCCTGAAAACTATCGATTGGTCCTGGCTGTTCGGCTTTCTCAGTGAGCGCTATAACGTTTCGCTCAGCCCTCACAAAGAGCTGAAAGACAACGGCGCAGCAATCATCAAGGTCGAATGGCCTGATGAACTGATTGAAAAGTGCGGAATGATGGCTGATGTCTTCTCGTCAGTCAAGCTCGTCACGTTCGATTCGTATTTCAAGGAAATCGTGGAATACGATGAAGATAAGTTCAATGAAGAACGTGAAGCATGGCTTACCAATCCGACAAAGACGTTCAGCTATCTCGATTGCGATGGCGTCGTCAAGGAACGGACTCTTGCGCTGAACATCTCCCTTCGCTATACGCTGTATGACGGAGGCTACAATTTCGCAACGCTGCTCTATGCGGTTTATTCCGATGTGAACGGCTGGACTGTACAGATGAAAAAGGAGTAATAGCAATGGTTGAAATGGCATTTAAGGTAAATCCCGGCACCACTTTCTACAAAAATTATTTCGCGACAAAGGAGGAAAAAGCGCATTTTGTTGAAATTGCAGAGCAGTTCTTCGACAAATATTTCCCTGATGAGAAGCTCTCGTATGTTTTGAATGACCGACTGACTGTTGATTTGAAGCCGGAACTGCTCGCCAAATACGAGTCCCAGGTTATGAAACGCCGTGACGCTCACGGGTTTGTTGTCTTCAAGCAGCGTTCGCCCATGAACTGCCTGTGGGAAGATGAGGTCTGTAAGAACGTGAACGGCAAGAAATTCCTTGCCAACCAGTTCTGGTGGGCCGCCTTCAACGGTTCTGGCCGCATCACTACGGAGCTGTGGGATGATGAGCAGGGAAATATCTACGGATATTATTCCTGCGAATATGCAACTCGCAGCACCAAGGTTCCAGACACCGTTACGCAGATTAAGCTGAGTGAATATCACGCGGCTTACGAAGCATACACGGAAGCCAAAAAAGCAACTGCTGACGCCGCTGCTACAGCTTGACGCTGCTTGCGATGCCGGTAAAATTGTGAATGTACGATAGATAGCATCTGCGCATTTCAGCGCTCGTACAATTCACAAACTGATACAACTAGGCAGACTCATCACCACGATGGGCCTGCCTTTTTTGTTTACAGAAAAAGGAGAAAAAATATGAACACAAAACGAATCAAAGAATTGGCTGCACTGACCGATGGAGAACTCGCAAGGAAACTTCTCATTCAGGAGTTTGGCAATGACTCTGAAGCCCATTGGGGAAACAACGCACACGATGAACGTGTGATGGTTACTATCAATCCAGACGGAATCGCTCAAAGGACCTGGGAAGCCGACCATTGGGTTCGCCTTGACGAATTCGACAAAGACGGTTTCTATGCCCGTGAGATTTACGAGGGAAAATGGGTCGATGAGCCATTGCCCAAAAACGTCATTGCACGAAATGTCACAATTGCTGCACCGAAACCTATTCAGCAGGAATCCAAAGACACTGAAATTCTTCGAGCGGCACAAGTCCTGTGCAAGCAGCTGACCGGAGATGACACCTTTGGATGGAATCCTGAGCTTCTTGCACAGATTGCGGATTGCACGGCAGCTTTGCTTGCCACCAACGGAATCAGCTCTCATTTTCCGAGCGCCAATACTGAACCCATCTGCTCTTGGGAAAAGCCGGTCGTCGAATATCAGCGTCCGGATTACGCCCTGGAGTATGGTACTAACTACTAAAACGAGGAGGATATCATGGCAAAAAACTATTTTGGTGTCGTTCTGACCACCAAGGAACACGATAAATATCGTCTTGTAGTATACCGCTACAAGGACCCTGGCATCCTTAATACCTGCCCGATGTGCCAACTGCTTCGGGCCATTCACAAATTCCAGCAGGAATACGCTGAAATTCACCGCGAACATTGCAGCCGTATCCCGCCTCGCAAGTGGTATGAGCTTGGCAAAGTAATGCCGAGTATCGTTCTGCGGAAATACGGCCTGGAAAAGCATTACGAGATGTCATTTGAGCCGAGCCGCGTACCTCCGGCCTCTGCGCTGAAGCTCATCCCTGGTGCGACCGCTTCTAACTGGAAGCAGTACATCTGGTACGTTGATGGCGATGTGACGATGCTTGGCTAAAGACCATTGCACATTCGTGCGAGACTCATACAATTAGAATTGTACGATAGATACCAGCAATCAAAAGGGCATTCCGCCTTTTCTCTTTTCTACGATTTTTGATAATAAAACGCCTGTGGAGAAAAAGCTGCAACTTGCAACCGAGTGCGGCTTGCCTGTTACCACCGACGTCAAGGAGGGTATCAATCAAATGTGTAATTATAGTGACTTTGTCGAGCAGCAGGGTGTCGAAAAAGGTCTTGCAAAAGGCCGCAAAGAAGGGCATCTCGAATCTCTTTCTGGAAGTGTTACAAACCTTGTACGTTCTGGACGCTTTTCCGTTGAGGCGGCATTGGACATTCTGAAGGTGCCTGCTGACATCCGCTCGACCGTCAAAGAAAACGCTGAGAAAGCGTTGAGCAAATAACAATAAGCCGTTGCCTATGCTGGGAGGCAGCGGCTTTTCTTCTTTTCTCTTGCGATATTGTGCGAACGGCGTATGATGAAACTGTACGATAGATACCAGCAATCGAAAAGGTGCTTTGCCTTTCGTACAATTCACATTTCGCTTGAAGGCGGACTTCCAATATCTGGAGGTCCGCCTTTTTGCGTACTTACAAAAAAAGGAGTGTAAATTATGTTTATCATCACAAAAACTTTTACCGATGACGATGGCCATCTTTTCACAAAGGTAAATCCAAAGCAGTATTCTACTCCCGAAGAAGCATACGATGCTATGCGTGAGGATTACCTCAACGAGCTCAAAAGCCGAGGTCTTGAGGACAACGGCGGTTCCAATGAAGATGGCGAATCCTGCCCTGGCGGATACATCATCAGCGATGAGGCTCAAATCTACGATTTTGCCCAATACACTCCGTATGAACAGCTTCTTCCTGCTGTTTTGTTCGGAGTCCATCGGATTGGTTAAGGAGAATCGCAATGGCTAAGAAAAGTGCAAGAAAAGAAATCGCAAAAATCAACCTGAAACAAGCTGCGCTCGAAGGTCTTTCCTACGAGAGAGCCTGTGAAACTGCCAAGCGTGCAGGGAAACCCTCTTATCGCTTCACGGTCGGCGACAAAGTACAGGTTGGTCACCTTCTAAACTGCGTTGTTGACGAGGCTCTGGAAGGCGGGTACATGTATCTTATCCGCAGTGGTGCAAATTGTGACGACTATTCCTGCTGGGCCTGGACAAGTGTTCGCCCACTGGATAATGGCAATAGCACGCATTTTGCCAAGCGCAATTCTGCACTGTCCCGCCTGCACTACTCAAACCGCAGCATGTACTCTCTGCTCAGCTTCCAATACCTGTTCGGCGTTGATTTCAACCCTGATTATCAGCGTGGTTCTGTTTGGGATGAGGAGGACAGGGAAAAGCTGCTGGACAGCATCTTCGCAGGACGCGAAATTGGTCGTTTCGTCTTCAAGCAGTTGCCATTTATTCGCGCAAACGACGATGGCAACTACTACGAAATCGTTGATGGCAAGCAGCGTATGTTGACCTTGCTTGCTTTTTACGAAAACCGATTCCCGTACAAAGGTGTATTTTACAACGGCCTTTCCGTTCTGGATAAAAACTGGTTCATGGATGCTTCCATTGGTGTTGCTGAACTTGACCAGAATGCGACCCGTGCGGAGGTTCTGGAAGTATTTCTCGCTCTGAACGAAGGCGGTAAGCCTGTCGCAAAGGAAGTCCTCGACCATGCACGCGAATTGCTGAACGAAAAGAAGGGAGAAGGATTATGAGTCCTATGTTCAAACAAAAGGTCGGTATGACGAAAATTTATGCAAAAGGAATCGCAGAACTCTTTCTTATTCGCTGCAATCCCTATCATTGGGACGGCAGCGGGGAAGTGCCTGATAACATCAGCTTCGATGTGTACAAGCGCAAAATCGATGAAACATACGATGGCTGCACACTCGAAATTCAGCTTTGCAAACCTGATGGTTGTCTTTGCTATGCGGCTTCTGTTCACCTGTATGAAGGCGGATTCTGGACAGGGCACGGCATTGGCTGTTTCGACAAGACTGCGATTTGCAACGACCCTGGTTCTGTCGATGCCTTGACAAGCGCCATCATGCGAGTGTGCATGATATACGAAAATCTCACAAATTTCCGCAAGGTTTTCGTCAAGTGCCTTACCATCAGCCAGAAACGAATGAACGAAATCAAGCAGTATACCGATGACGGCAAAGAGCAGGATGAGATTGAGTTCGAATCCGTTATCTTCGCCGATGGTATGCACATGGATGTTCGCTGCATCCCACGCCACAATGGACCTTCCTGGTGCGAAGCGGCTATTTATCGTGAGGATGAGGATATCGTCACGTCTGAGCCGAGCAACTCGTTCTACAGCCATTGGGTTTGCCAGACGGCAAACGCCACCTACCATCTTTATATGGGTATTGATGACGAATAAAACTTGACGCGCCTTGCGAACAGCATATCATAGAAATTGTACGATAGATACCAGCAATCGAAAGGGCGTTTTGCCTTTCGTACAATTCACAATTTCGCATGAAGAGCGGACTTCCCACATCGGGAGGTCCGTTTTTTTTGCGTTATAACAACAAAAGGAGTGTGTTTTTATGAAAATGACAATCACAGGCCAAATTGATGGCAAATCCGTGCCGATAACTATTCCGATTGAAAAAGTTATCGAATCTTTCTGGCCTTACGCCACCAAACCTTCTGCTCTCTCTGTTTCCACTGAGCTTGACGCAGACGGCATCAGTGCTAACTTTATGCTCGGCCAGGAAACGAAGGATTCTTATCCCGGTATCTGGCTCACCAGCAAAAACAGCAATACCGGTCGTGCAGGTTTCTGGTTCTGTTTGGAGCTGCCGAACGAAACCAACGACATGGTAAAAGGCTATCTGTACGCTGGCGATGATGAAACAGAGACGGACCAACCTCTAGCTGTTATCGCTGATGGCGTTCGCAATGAGGACGACGAGTCGAAGCGCGTGCTTTGGGTGGGTGGGTCGTTGACTCACGTTGAACCTCTAACCGACAACTATCTGAAACGCCAAGGCGCTGCCACCGAAAAGCAGCTCGATGAGTACGACGCTTGAACTGATACCACAAATTTCCCCACCTAACCAAAAATAACAAATAAGGGGTATTTACGAAATTTGGTGGTTTGAATAAAATCACTTAATTTTGTATGTATCACAGGCATTTGGATGTTTGTTGCGCCTATCGATTTTCCCAGTTGATAGCTCCGCACGAGTGGCATTGTCTCGTACAATATCGCTCACAGCAAACACCCAGCCAAGGGAAACACAACCTCCTGCTTCGGCAGGGGAGACTTATCGTAAAGGAGGTGGCGTATATGTCCACTGTATATGTACTTCACAAAGACGGTAAACCTTTGATGCCTACGACTCGCGGTGGACATGTGCGCCATCTGCTTAAAGAGCAAAAGGCGCGAGTTGTAAAAACGAAACCGTTTACCATTCAGTTACTGTATGAGACGGATAATGTGGTGCAGCCTCTCTACTTAGGCATTGACCCCGGCAGAACCAATATCGGTGTTGCAGTTGTTAAAGCAAATGGAACGGCAGTCTTTACTGCACATCTGGAAACGCGTAACAAGGAGATTCCGAAGCTGATGAAAAAGCGTAAGGATTCCCGTCGCGCAAGACGCACAAACGGTAGGCGTAGCCGCCGTCAGCGAAGGGCTAAGGCAAATGGAACCATTTCTAAAAAGTGCGTAAAGCAAACCACTGCTCAAAATGGCAGCGTCAGCAAGCGTGCAAAAGAGATTGGTGTCATCAAGCGCCATCTTCCGGGTTGCGAGAAAGATGTCCTTTGCATCGGCATCAAAAACAAAGAGGCAAAGTTCAATAATCGCACAAGACCGGAAGGCTGGCTCACACCCACCGCAAATCAGTTGCTGCAGACCCACGTCAATTTGGTAAAGAAAATTCAAAAGTTCCTCCCCATCAGTGATGTCGTGCTTGAAGTCAACAAATTTGCGTTTATGCAGTTGGATAATCCTAACATTCAGAAATGGCAGTATCAGCAAGGTCCGCTCTATCAAAAGGCAAACCTTGAAGAAGCCGTCTCTGAAATGCAGGAGCACCATTGCCTGTTTTGCAAAAAGAAGATTGACCATTACCACCATGTAGTGCCGCAACATAAAAACGGCAGCAACACCATTGATAATATTGTTGGTTTGTGTACAAAACATCACGACCTTGTACATAAAGAAACAGCCTGGCAAGAAAAGCTCGCCAAAAAGAAAACAGGGCTCAATAAAAAGTACGGTGCGTTAAGTGTGCTGAATCAAATCATACCGGCACTGACAAAAGGATTGAATTCTCTTTTCCCAAAGCACTTTTTCGTTACGACAGGGAAGAGCACCTACGACTATCGTGCAGCACACGATGTATGTAAAGACCACTGGCTCGATGCCTATTGCATTGCTTGCTCCGTTTTACCTAACGATGTTTGCGATAGCAATATAAACAGCCATGTGCCATACGAATTAAAGCAGTTCCGCCGTCACGATAGAAGAGCACTGCACAAAGAAAATATGAACCGCGTGTACACGCTCAATGGCAAAAAAGTGGCAACAAATCGCCACAAAGCCATTGAGCAGACCACTGATAGTTTGGAAGAGTTCCGTCAACGCCAACCTAATGATGTTTGCAAACTCAAGGTAAAGGAGCATCATCCGGAATATCGAAATCCGAAGCGTAGCTTCCCCGGCTGCGTGTTTCTTGTTGGCAAGCAAACTCATGTGATGCAAGGAACCAGCGGCTCACACAACGGTAAAGCGGATGGATATTACAACACAAATGGCAACTCGTATTCATCTGGTAAATGTAAGTTTGTTGCCAAAAACGAAGGGATTGTTTTTGCATAAATTAGTAGACCACCTATTTCCGTAAGGAATCCTACCAAAAATAATAAATACCCCAAATAAGGAGAGTAAAACTATGTATCTCGAAACTATTGATGAAAAAGCGTTCCGTTCTTTTCTTTCTAATCCTGCTATTTCCGTTCTGGACGGTAACGTTCTGGATAAGTACCACGGCTCGAATTTCTACCGTTTTGTCCGCGTCCCCCTTTCCGATGGCGGTGAGCATCATGTTGACGCCATCTTTGGGAACATGTACAGCACCTATGACCTCGCCTTGAACGCTCACCGCTTTTCTGCAAGCGGCAACCTTGAGTTCATGGCTTATCTCGTGGACTACAAGGACACATACAACGAAAGCTACCAATTCCGGACATTGTTCGGAGGCAGCGTCAGCACCGAGGACGGGTCTTTCCATTCGGCTCGCACCGAGATGGCCAAATCTCTTTACGAGTATCTGGAGAAAACCACGGTGCTCGAACCTGAATATCTTGAGGACCCGGACCGCAACAAGCTGGCCTATGTGAAGGCCGTTGACAAGTATGTCTACGCCGAAGAAGAAGGGAAAATGAAAGAAACGTTTTCTAGATACTTCAAACGCTTCGACGACACTCTCACCGTCGAATTTCTTGCCAACCCGAGCCATTGGGCCGAGAACGTGGTAGCAGAACTCGACAAACGGACAGAGCTGTATGATGGCCTTAATTTCAGCGCCGGAAGCGGCAAAGAATTGATTGCTGTACAGCGTCTTGTCGAGCAGTACATCAAGCAGTTTGAGTCCGACCCGAATTGCTGGGAAAGTGAATACAAGAAGCTTCTGGATGCTGTTTCCGGCTGCAAGAATGTGCGGCTTATTCTCGAGGGGGACGGCAAGCAGCTCAGTGTTCAGTACCCTGTGTCCGACTTGAAGCTGCACCGAGCGGTAATGGATAAACAAATCAGCACTTTCCCGATTTCTCCTATCAAAACTCGGAATGAAGTCCAAAAATTTGTGAACAGCATCTTCCCCAAAGTTGACTACAGCATCCCCATCAAGATGGTTTCCCGCGTCGAAAGCGGCCGCAAGGTTCTTTGGGAGAATCCTTACTTTGAGAAAAACTAATTTCTCACTTGCAACCGTATGCGAGCAGAGTATAATGAAAGCATACGACAGATACCATTTACTTAATTTTTTTAACATTCTGCATTTGAGCAGACGCGTCTTTTTGGCGTGTCTGCTTTTTATTTGCAGACAAGGAGGAAAAAATGGAAATCATAAATCTGACCCCCCACCCCGTCACCGTGGCGGGCATCACCATCAAGCCTTCCGGCGTGGTCGCTCGTGTTTCTTCGGAAACCGTCGATGTCGGTTCGCTGGATTTCAACGGGACTAAAATCCCGCTGACCACCACGGCCTACGGCGAGGTGCAGGGGCCCCCCGACCAGCGTGACGACACTCTGCTCATCGTGAGCAGCATGGTCGCCGCACGGTGCAAGGAGCGTACCGACGTCTTCATCCCCAATGAGTCTATCCGCGACGCGGAAGGACGCATCATTGGGTGCAAGAGCCTCGGTCGCGTCTGACCGCACCACCCCATAGGCAGCATTTGCCTCCTGAACGATACAGGTACAAAAAAGATGCTCCGGGTTTGCTTGGGCCAAAGGCAACGAGAGTGTGGTTTCCACTACCAAGCCACGTTTCACTCTAGTATTTGGGTAGATTGCAATAATGAGGTTTACCTCAAAAGTCAGGATGTCGGCAATGGGACATTCTGCACCAGCTTGCTGGTTGTAGAAAGAAGCTGCTTTTGCAGTGAGTACTCATTGCTCCAGTATGAGGGGTACGACCGACTCATATAACATCATATCGTGATTCTCGAAAGAAAATTGATGTTGGACCAGTCTCCTGGTGAGTGGAGAAGGCAATGCTTGCCTCCTGGACGATACAGGTATAAAAAGGCATCCGGGTTTGCTGCGGGTAAGCAAACTAGAGCGTGATTTTCACCATCGAATCACAATAGCTCTAATATAAAAGATGGATTGCAATATGAGGGTTACCTCAAAAGTTAGGACTGTCGGCGATGGGACGTCCTACACCAGAACTCTGGTTGTAGAAGGAAGCTGCATTTCACAGTGAGCACTCATCGCGCCTGTGCAAGGGCGACTGAATACCAGCCATACGGCTGCAATAAGGTCACAAGCGTCTTGCATAGCGCCATATCGAAAATACTTTGTCAGAAGTATGGCGCTGACCAACCTCTCGGTGAGAGAGTAGCCTGTCTCAGGGATAACCTGAGAGTAGCGACGGGTGGTTTTTGCCATCAGAATAAATTGTGCTGACACACGATTCGTTCCGATTGAGCCTTGCAGAAATGTAGGGCTCTTTTTTGTTGCCAAAATATGCGATTCGCTTAAAATAAAAGCTGTACGATAGATACCATCCTACACCAATTTGGTCGTACAATTCACAATTCTGCAAGCAAATGGCAGACTCACCATTTCGGTGGGCCTGCCTTTTTTGTTTGCGCAACTATAAAAAGGAGTGTAAAAAAATGTTTATTGGCTACAAAGACGGTTCTATCATTTTTGGTGGAACCGCCAACCAACCCCACGATAACCTTGTCATAACGCTTGACGAGATGGAACAGCTTGCCGACTTCTATCAGTATGAGCAGGACAAAGCAGCCGTTAAGGAATACCTCAAAACCGCTATTAACATTCTGGGCTCGGCGGAGTTTTCTACAGAGCTCGCCAAGAAGTATCTGTACGACGCCGGGCTGCTCGACCAACTTGTCGAGGAATCGAATCACAGCCAGGAAAATTTCGGCGATAACTTCCTCACATCCATCGCAAAGGGCATCGAGGCGCTGGAAAAGAGGCTCGATGTCAAGGAATGGGAAGGCTTGCCGGAACCCGTTGCCAATCGGATGGCTCACGAGTTCATCGCAGAACGGAATCCTTGCCGTTGGACCGGTTCTGGTGATGCTCCTGACGATGTAGGTTTCGAACCCCTGAACTTTCCGATTGACGACATCTATCCTAAAGGTGATAAGCCAGTGTTGCGTATGCAGCTTATCGGCACAACCTTCCCAAAACTCCATTACGTTTATGAGTGCAGCATCATTGAAAACGGCGTAGACCTCTGGGCTCGCCGGACGCAAGATGCTATGACCGCTGGAAGCATCGAAAGCTTGGCGGACACTATCCTGTATGTGGCTCGCGCATATGAGCTGAGCAAGGGCTTTGAGCGAGTGTATGTTCAGCGCTCGACTCTTGACAAGGAGGAATATGACGGAATCATTGCCGGGTTTCGCTATGGTGCAAACTTCGACAAAAACAGCTTCATTTCTGTCAGTGGCTTTTTCCCGGATGACATCGACATGACTATCACTTGGAAGTGTGATGATGACGGCAAAGTATACAATGAGGCTGTCCTTCACAAGAATTCCTCTGAAGAAGTCCTGGCTTATTCCGGCCGCATGTACAAATTCTGCAATCACTACGTCCTGCCGTACAAGGGTGCAGAATATCATGTGATTGTCAATGTCCTTTCTGAACCCCACGTTCTGGAAAAAACCGTTTACATCAGCGAGAAACGTGCCAGAACCATTGAAAAGTATCTTCGCGGCAAAGAGCTGCAGGGGATGGGCGCATCGTTGAGTGAGACGGCTACGTTTCCGGACGGTTTCAGCCTGGATATTCGCTGCTGTGGTACGGAGGACGATTCTTTCGCCGAAGCCATTCTCTACGACTGCGAGGGCGAAGAGGTGGCTCTTACCGAACCCTGTGACGCTTTCACTGGTTGCTGGGAACTGGAAGATGAAACCACTGGCACTACTTATCGTGCCCATGTCATGACAGAGTCTGACTACAACTAATCTTAATCACATTAAGCCGCCTGCCTTCGGGTAGGCGGCTTTTTCTTGCATATCTCACTTGTAGGAACGTGCGAGCTGCATAAAATAGTATTTGTACGATAGATAACAGCCTATGCCTACTTGGTCGTACAATTCACAATTCTGCAAATAAATGGCAGACTCACCGTCTTGGTGGGCCTGTCTTTTTTTGTTTGCACATCTAAAAAGGAGGAAAATTATGAGTCCTACAAATGATATGAAGGCACGTTTATTCGTCGATATGGATGGCACTCTCGCCGTCTGGAAGCAGGCGGCCTGCTTTGAGGACCTGCTTCAGCCGGGGTATTTCAGAGATTTGCCGCCCTATCAGACGGTTTTGGACGCCGTGAAGATTCTTTGCAACACAAAACCAGAACTTGATGTGTATGCACTTTCCGCCTATATTCCGGAAAACCAATATGCGGTTTCTGAAAAGAATGCCTGGCTTGACGCTTATCTTCCAGAAATTGATTCCGAACACCGCATCTTCGTTGCGTGCGGCAGCAGCAAGGCCAGAGCCGCAGCAAACCGCTTGAAGACACCGTGCATCGACAACTCTTTTGTGTTGCTTGACGACTACTCGGTGAATCTTCATGAGTGGAAAGCCAATCTCGGCAGCTGCATTAAGCTCCGCAACGGTATCAACGGCAACGGCGGAACCTGGAAAGGTGAATCTGTCACTCGATTCGATACCGCCGAAAACATCGCAGACCGTATTTGGAGTATCATCAAAAAACAAATGCAATAAGCTAAAGGAGAAATACTATGTTTCCAAATATCAAAATTGTCGAAGCCATCCGCAAAGAATACCCCGCTGGAACGCGGGTTCGGCTTGTTAAAATGGATGACATCCAGGCACCACCTCTTGGTACAGAAGGTACGGTTGTTGGTGTCGATGATACCGGCAGTCTCCTGATGCACTGGGACAATGGTTCGCATTTGAACATTGTTTATGGTTCGGATGAGGTTGAGCAAGTCTGACAAGCAGACTTGCTCAAACGTGCGATTCCACTAAAATTGAAATTGTACGATAGATAACAGCCCTATGGCCGAAATGCGTACAATTTACAATTCTGCAAGACAATCAGCAGACTCACCATCTCGGTGGGCTTGCTTTTTTCTTTCAAACAATAAAAGGAGTAATGAAAATGGTAAAGCTCAAAAAACCAGTCCTCTGTGAAGTGGACGAAAATTATTTTGTCAGCGCTGCGGATTTTCGCAGCTATGCGCATTGCATGATGTATCCTGACCCGGTCGGCATCGTCATGAGCGGCAAGCTCAACGACATTGTGACAGGCGCTGTGAACGATGGCAAACTGACCATCAAAGAAGCATTTGACAAACTCGTGAAGCGCAATGCTCACGGTTTTATCGATTATAGCTACAGCGATGGCACAGATGGATACTTACCGGGTCGTGAGCTTCTGGAATTCTGTGATGAAGCAACTGCAGCCAAGTTGATTGAAGCGAGGTGAATCCAGATGCTTTGTAAACGATTCAAAGAAATTTGTGACGAACAAGGCTGGACTGTATCCGACAATGGTTCAGACCCTATTATCCTTTGCAAGCAAAACAGGCAGGGTTTTACTTACAGTTTTCCGGCAAGCCACAAAAATTTTGTTGAGGACGTAACCAAAGCAAAAGCCTTCTTGTCCCGCAATCTGAGCACTTATGCCAAGAGCGTACATGAAATCTTTCACGAAGAGTATTCGTTTGAAGAGTGCATGGCTGCGGGCAAAAGTTTCATCGATTCTTTATCTTCGCTATCTGCCGAGCTTAACAAATCTCAAATCACAAAATAAAAAGGAGAAATAATTATGTATTGCATTCAGTATGACGAAATCTGCAAAAAGCACAATTTTGAGCTAATACACGATACCCTTGGTGAACGCGTAACCCTCGAGTACCCAGCCGATTCTGTCCCGAAAGATACCCTTCGTCTTTTTCAAAATCATCTTCCTGATGGAGTATCGGCTATGGCTGAAAAGTACAGCAGCGACCGTTTTGCCATATTCAAGTACAATGCTGCAGCGGCAGCAGGGAACACCATCAGTCTTACTGAGACCCTGGAGAAAAACAAAAAGGTCTCCGCAGCTCTCTCTGATTTGGCGGACGACCTGAAACAGGCAGAGCTGGAAGCCAAGACTTGGGTTTGCACCGACCCTGATACATGCCAGTGGCGACGTCAGGTTGGCGGAACCCGATACGAGCTATACGACATTTTCGAAGCTCCAAATGGCACCTATTTTGTCGTACACGGTGAAGTAGACCCAACCGAGCTTGACCCGGATGACTACGACCAGCTGCTGGAGGCATATTCCGGTTTGCTGGACTCTGCCAACTGTGAAAGCGAACGCTGGGCATTGATTGCTGAGGCGCAGTTTGAGACCGAAGAACTCTCGATGGAGCGCGAACGCTTTTCAACTTTTGAAGGAGCCGAAAGGGCAATTTGGAAAAAGGTTGGGGCTGACGTTTCAGATGAGAATTCTGCGACCGAAACCCGCCTTGATGCGATTCGGAAACTCGATAAGTTTCATCTTGCCGTCTTTCTGAACGATGTTCACAGCGGTGCAAAAGACTTTCCTTCCAACAACCTGAGCTGGTGTGACTGGCTCAATAAGCCTGATGATGGTCATTTGTTGGATGTGAAGACTGCTCGATGAAACAAGTATGCGTTAAAGCTGATGATAGCCAAACCATCACTGCTATATATGAATTTCTGCACGACTTGGATAATGAGTATAGCAATTTTAGTAAATGGTACTATAGTACAGTCGTTCCCGGATTGGCAAGTGAAAATCGGATAATTTATACTGTTCTGGACGATGGGAAAATAGTTGCCGCTCTAATACTAAAAGATTCTGATGAAAAGAAAATTTGTACATTAAGAGTAGCTGAACATTACCGATGCCAAGGGATTGCTACAAAATTGCTAAAAATCGCACATCAGGCATTACAATGTACAAATCCACTCATTACCGTTTCATCAATTCATATCAACGAATTTGAATTTCTGCTAAAGAAAAACGGCTTTACCCTTTATAAAAAATACGAAAACTACTACAAGCAAGGAATTGTAGAATATGCTTTTAACGGCTTATTGCCTGAAAAGCAAAACGATTGCCGCTTGTCGCAAAATGTGGTATAATAGTAAAGAGGTGATACCATGAAAATTTACACTCTGATTGGCGGCGTGAATGGCGCAGGAAAATCCAGCTTAACCGGTTCTTTGCGTTCTGAGCGTAACGATTTCGGCATTGTGGTTGACCCCGACAAACTAACCATTCAGTGTGGCGGTGACGAATACGAAGGCGGCAAACTCGCTGTTGAGCGTATCGAGCGTGCCTTAATGGACGGTGTGAATTTCACACAAGAGACGACGCTTTCCGGTGGATATCCCAAGCGGCTTTGCAAACGTGCAAAAGAAGCTGGATATTATATTCGTCTGTACTATGTCGGTCTTGATACCGCCGAAGAAAGTATTCGACGAATTCGAAACCGTGTAGAGCGTGGGGGGCATGATATTCCCACTAAGGATGTCAACGCCCGTTTTTCTCACCGTTTTGAGGATGTCCTCAAAATTTTGCCATACTGCGATGAAGCTAAGTTTTTCGATAATGACAATGGATTTGTACTTGTTGCAGAATATCGCAACGGGCAGCTTCTTCCTATTGGAACATATCGACCAACTTGGCTCAGTCAACTTCTGAATCAAGCCCAATAACATTTTTGCCGTTCATCTTCGGATGAGCGGCATTTTTTATTTGCTATACTGTGCGAATGGCATAGAATAGTAACTGTACGATAGATATCATCTACTTAGGCGCATATGAATGTAATAGCCGGAGCAGAAGCGCACTGTCCGCTCAACAATTATATTATTTGAATAATCTGTACACCAAATACAATAGTGTCAGACATCCATACTCGCATTGGTCAGCCAGTGATGTTGACACTGCGGTCATTATCAGCATCGACGAAGCACGAAACTTATTAAATGATGGCATAATACTTGTGAACCAGTATTATACTTTGTTTTGATATAACATAAATTGTTTGGAAGGAGGTATCGTAATGGAAAAAGTTGTTTATAACCCGATTATGGATAAAAACTACATTGGCATTGTCACAGTTTTGGATTACGAGACCTCTGTACGCAAGTGTTTATCAAGTGTTCTGGTCGGTACGCAAAATAGGATGGAGCGAAAAGTTATAGTTGATTTAGCTTTGAAAGTAGGTGTGAATGAGTACAGGTTCGTAGTATATGATATAACCGATGATGGAAAAATTTTATGGAATAGCAGTAAGTATATCACTCCCTGTGAAGATATAGTAAAACTTGCAAATTCTTTTATAAGACAAAAAAGTGATATTCTTTCCAATTCTATGCTGTCCAATGCTGCTCAAGCTATATTGTTAAGAAGTTGAGAATCAAGCTTTTGAATATCGCATTTAATACCTCTTCTCATAACAAGAAGGGGTATTTTTTTGCCCATTTTGAATTCATCACTTGACATTGTGGTAAAGAGCTTATGAGCCGGGACGAACTTTCTGTCATGGATGGCAGCAAATGTATCCTGCAGCTGCGCTTCTTACTCTTTTGGCATTTGCCCCGCTTTCAAACTCAAGAACCATTAACGCTTTTTGCACAAACTTTTCTTGACCTTTTGTGCGAACGGCATAGAATAGTATTCGTACGATAGATACTATCCACAGGGACGCTATTTGCGTTCGTACAATTTACAATTCTGCTTTAAGGCGGGCTTCCTAATTCTGGGAGGTCCGCCTTTTTGCATTTATCAGAAAGGAAGGTTCCAAATGACCGTTTACGATTACCAAAAAATCACCCTCAAAAACGACCTGTGCCTCGAAATAAGCCGTGACACGGACATCGAAAACCCACGCGAAAATGACTGCAATGCAGCCACTTTTTACTGTCTCAAAAGTCCTCGCCGCAAGATAGGCGATATCATCGACAGCGCCTACTACCTGAACGAAACAAAGCGGACGCTTGCGAAAACAGGCGAGTATGCCATTCTGCCCATTTATATCTATGAGCATAGTGGCATTGCACTCTGCACGGTTCCGTTCTCTGACATTTGGGATTCTGCCTGCATCGGCTTTGCGGTCGCCAACATCAACGACTTCATGAAGCAGAGAATTTCCGATACTCCCGTATCCCGCTGTGAAGCCATGCACCGCGCCGAGGACTGCATCCGTAACGAACTCGAAGCATACAGTGACTATCTGGCAGGAAATTGCTGGCAATACTGCATCACGGACGAAGACGGCAATGTCGTTGATTCCTGCAGTGGCTTTATCGGCGACGACCTTGAAAAGAACGGTATACTGAACTACATCTGCGACTACATCGAAAAATAACAAGGAGAATGAATTATGGACATCACGTTAAAAGGCAATAATGGCGAAAAGGTTGTCATTCCCATCGAAGACCTGATTCAGAAATACTGGTCTGACGAAAACAGCAAACCCAACCGCATCGAAATGTCTGCCAAGGTTAAGGATGAGACCATCCTTGCCGCCATGACGATTTGCGATGAGAAGGAGGAGAACTACCTGAGTGTTGACCTTGAGAGTCGAAATGAAAAGTTTGATACCGAAGCGCTCTAGTGTTCTCTTGAAGCTCCGAACACGCTGAATCCATTCGTGACCGGATACCTGTATTCCGGTAACAACGAAACGGAAAGCGATGATTGGCTGCTTCGCATTGTGGACGGCTATCGGGCAGCTGATGACGATTCTCCGCGAATCGTTTTCGCGAACAAAAGAACCGTCAGCGTTCAGGATTTCTGTGAAGAGTCCGAGGGTGAAAACAAGTATAAGCTGTTTGCCGCCACTGAGAAACAGTTTGACCAACCGTTCAGCTACGCCGATTTCGGAACGCGTTTGGAGGAAGCCACGCACGGCTATGTAAAGTATGACAAATCCATGATTGTCTCAAAGGGCGAAACTACTGTAAATCGCATTGCGGATATGTTGGATTCAATGGGTTTCGATGCCGTTACCGGATATTTCGACCCTGAGGAAGACAAACGCAGCGGTGAGGTAGATTCTCTGACGGGATACTACTACGTCGATATCTAAAAACAACCAATTATAACAAGGAGTACATTAACATGGAACTGAAACTTTCTTCTAATTTCAGCGGAAAACCCGTATCTGTCGTCGTCCCTATCGAGAAAGTTATCGAGGTGTTCTGGCCGAAAGACGAGAAGCCGCCTATTTCTCTTACCGTATCAACAGTTCTTGGCGCAGACAGTGCCAATGCGGAATTTTCTCTTGGTGAAGAAACCAAAGAGTCCTATCCCGGCATTTGGCTTACGACCGATAATGTTAAAAGCCATCGCCACTGTTCTTGGTTCCGCCTCGAGCTGCCGAACGATACCAACGACATCGTAATGGGTCATCTTTACGCCGGTGATGATGATATGGAGACTGACCAGCCTCTTGCCATCATTGCTGACGGAATTCGTGCTGACGGGGATGAATCAAAACGCATCCTTTGGGTCGATGAAGATGTAACGTGCGTTAAATCCATGAATGACGATTATCTGAATCGTCAGAAAGCCATCACCGAAAAGCAACTCAGTGACCTTTCTTCCGGAATTTTTCTTCAAAATTTCGATTATATCGTTTACGGCAAGCGCCTTGCATCCAAATCTGAAAACACTGTGGAGTTCGTGGAAAACACTATCGTTTCCCACAACAAACAGGAGCTTGAGATGGTTGCGAGCGGCATGGAAGCTATGGGGCTTTCAGTCGAGACGGGTTATTTCGACCCGGATGACGAGTCCTCCGTCGATGTGCCCAAGCAGCTTGTCGGCTTCCATTACGTTGTTCTGAAGAAAAATGTCTAAACCATAGGAGGTTTATATGTACTGCAAAACTATCACAAAGGAAATCTTCGATTCCTATATCGCAAATGACTCGGATACCATTCTGGAAGGTGTTGTCACCAACACTTTCGGAAACACTACTTTTTGGCGCTTTGTACGCGTTCCTTTGGCTAGGGGAGAACATTATGTCGAAGCCCTCTACGCGCAGAGTTCCTTCTCTTTCCCTCTGGCTATGGGCGTAAACCATTTCAGCATTAAGAATGGTCTCGAGTTCATGGCGTTCATCGTTGACCACAAAGAGACCTACTGCAAGACTGTTGAGTTTGCTCTGCTCTTTGACGATTATAGGCAGGCTAATTCTAACTGGGTCACGGCTGAAATGAGAGAAAAGTTTCTCGCATACATCGAGAAGAACTACACTCCCTCCGCCGAGGTGATGAAGGGCAAGAGGTTTCAGTCCATGACATACGACAACGCCATCAAGCAGTATGTTTATGACCTGAACAACGATACCACTTCGCTCGACGTGATGTTGAAGCTTCTGGAGAAATTCGATGATTCTGTTGTCGTTGACTACCTTGCAAACCCCACCGGATGGGAAGAGCGGTTTGCCAAGGTTCTGGAACAGTCTGGAATCTGGGATTCGTTCGCCAAGGAGTTTGCCGAACCTTTTGTGGCATATCTGGTTCAGGCCCGGCAACATCCGGATGCGTTCAGCGCGGACCCTTCTTGCTGGGAAAGCGTCTGCAAGAATCTGATGGCTGCTGTCTAAGACCGCAAAAATGGAGGAAAACAAGATGAAAGTAAAAGGAATAATTGAGTATGACGTTGATACTTTTAAGGTCGGAGACGTCATCGAGGTCAAACTTGCAGATGGTGTAAAGGTACAGGCTATGGCAGTGCAGCAAGAAGAGGACGGCATGGTTTTCTGTCTGGTTGATTGCCTGCCTAGCGAGCACCCGATGAACAGCACCAGTACCAATGAAGGAGGCTACGAAGAGAGTGACCTTCGTAAAAAGCTGAATGGTGAGATTCTGAATCTCTTCCCGGCAGAACTCAAGGCTATGATGACTCCGTTTGACAACGGTGACCTGCTCCGTCTGCCGACTGAGAAAGAGATTTTCGGAGAGAACTACTACGGTGAGTATGAAAGCCCGTATGTGAAGCAGTGGAAGCCTATGAAGAAACGTAGAAACCGTATGGCGTTCGATTGCAGCAAGGATGAGAACTTACAGTGGTACTGGCTGATGAACAAGGTCAGAGAATCCGCTACTGGCTTCTCCAGTGTCTACGACGACGGTTATGCGTCCGCCAACTGCGCTTCTTACTCTTTTGGCGTTCGCCCCGCTTTCAAACTCAAGAACCATTAACGCTTTTTGCACAAACTTTTCTTGACCTTTTGTGCGAACGGCATAGAATAGTATTCGTACGATAGATACTATCCACAGGGACGCTATTTGCGTTCGTACAATTTACAATTCTGCTTTAAGGCGGGCTTCCTGATTCTGGGAGGTCCGCCTTTTTGCGTTCAAAAAAAGGAGTGTATTTGAAAATGGCGAACAAAGCAACCAGTACCACTTGTACTTGTCATTCATGCGACAATCCGTACTTTGTACGGGCACAAATCATCGCAAAAAGTGCCGGTAGTCCTGCGTATCGGTTCGGCATCGATGAAAGCGTAAGTCTCCCGGGGAACCAGCATGGCTTTGTCAGAGACATACTTGACGGCGGAAAGATATATGTCGTACAGATGTTTGAATCTACCGAATACCGCCGCTATGCGTGGCTTGATATGAGACCGGAATACGGATACAAAGACATCGGTTCCGTTTACGGAAAGCCTAACCCTTACAAGCCGCTTCCGGTCAGCAACTACAATCACACGGTCCGATTTTTGCTGGGTTTCCTGTACTTCTATGATGTTGACTTGACGCCCGGCTATCAGAGCCGTTACGCCTGGAATGAGGCTCGAAAGGTCGCATATCTAGCCGATATTTTCGCAGGAAAAGATGCCGGAGAAATCGTATTTCAGGAAATTCCGTCGTCTGACCCACAGCCAAAGTATCAACTTATCAAAGGCGAGCAGGAAGCCATCACCCTTCGAGAATTTTACGAGAATCGGCTTTTGTACAAAAAAGCATGCTACAACGACATTCGTGCAGATGATATTTTCTGGTTCAGACAGACCATGTTGCGAATGATTGTCTACAACGCAAAACACGAACCTTCCACTAAGCACGAAGACATTGCGATTATCGGCGGGATTCTTTTCGGAAGATACTAACACAAAAAAAGGAGAATATTATGAAAATCCAAAAAATCAACACAGGCATCCTTATCACCAAAACCGCGAAGCAGCCGAGCGCGAAAATTGAGTTTTCTCTGAATGAACTCGATGCGCTTTCGGAGTTCTGCGAGAGGTTGCAGGACGAAAAGGATATCAGAGAATACCTCAACACTGCGGTGACTATTCCGGATTCTGCCGAGGTATCGGCTCCCATCGCCGCCAAGTATCTGCGCGATGCAGCCCTCTTTGAGCAGCTCGTGGACGAAACCAGACGGAATCAGGAAGAGAACCAGAACGATTTCCTCACTGCCATCAGCGAAGCAGTCACTTCTATCGAAAAAAGCCGCGATGTCAAAGAATGGCAAGGTTTGACGAAGGAGACTGCGGAGCGTTTTGCTCGTGAATTCATGGCAGAACGGAATCCCGGTCGTTGGTCGGGGTTTGGTGAGGTTCCTGAAAGTGTCAGTCTTGACCCCCTCAATTTTCCCATCAATGACATTTATCCCAAAGGCAACAAACCCGCCCTTCGTATGCAGCTTATCAGCGTGACCTATCCCAGCCTTCACAGAGTTTGTGAGTGCAGCATTATTGAGGATGGCGTTGACCTGTGGGCCCGCCGTACGCTGGATTCCATGACAGCCGGAACTGTCGAGGATTTGGTCGAGACTGTTCTGTATGTGGCACGCATGTACGAGAGAAGCAAGTGCTTTGAACGCATCTTTGTAAACCGCATTCAGATGGAGAAATCGGAATACGATGTTCTTATCCGCCATCTCAATGACCCTGACAGCATCAACGACGAGTATCAAATCAGTGATGTCGTATTTGCCGCAGACAACACCATTGTTTCCGTCCTTTGGAAAGGAAACAGCAAAGATAGTGTTTCTGGTATGGTAACGCTTGCCGTGAACGGCAAGACGGTATACAAGACAAAGAACACCAAGGTATTCTGCAATCATTGGGTCATTCCCTATAACGGTGCCGAATACCATGTTCTTGTCGATGTACTTCCAAAGAAAACCGTTCTGGAAGAAACTATATATGTCAACAAACCGTATGCTGAGCGCATTAAGAAGTACCTTCGCGGCGCGGAAGTGCAAGGCGATGGTTCTTCGCTGAGCAAGACTGCGAAATTCTCCGACGGGTTTGAAATGGACATCCGCTGCTGCGGCGGCAAGGACGATTCTTGGACTGAGGCTATCCTGTACGATAATACCGGCAAGGAAGTTGTCGCCACTGAACCATGCGATGGTTTTACCGGCTGCTGGGAATTGAAGGACGAAGACGCCAACACGGTATATCGCGCCCATGTCATGACGAAACCGAACCTCAACTAACCAATAGCATTTAGCCGTCTGCCTTCGGGTGGGCGGCATTTTATTGCTTGCCAGGCTGTGCGAACAGCATAGAATAGATATTGTACGATAGATACCATCTACCAAGGCGCAATCCAGCGTTCGTACAATTCACAATCTGCAAGCATTCAGGCAGACTCATCTTCGGGTGAGCCTGCCTTTTTTGTTTGCGAACGACAAAAAGGAGCTTTGCAATGAAAACATTTATTCTCGAAAACATCCACATCAAAGGTCCCGATTTCATCGATTGGTGGACCGTTGTTGAGGTCCCGACTACCGAGGAGGAGAACCAATGAGCACACCAAGCTTTATCGGAGTACTTTGCAAAGAAGGAATCATCAAGTTCGTCTATTGCCATTCTGATGGCTACCCGTCTTATCTTGGCAAAATGCTTCTTGAGCATTACAACACCCCGGAACTTGCAACAGCACTCGTTGACCTTGGAAGCCTTTCGATGGTTCGTGAGCGTCTTGCCCCGGACGAGGGAGAAACGCACAGATTTGATAAACCTGTTCGTCACGGTCCTAAAGGAGGTATAACAACTGCCTATCATCGGGACAGAGGCGATGACTTGGAAATCGACAGCGTAGTAGTCGATACTCCTGTTGTTCTGAAAAACGCTGAGACTCTGTTCCTGAACATCCTCAAAGAGGAAAACATCACCTATGGTTATCTGTACAATGTTGCAGATAAACTTTGGTATGCCACTGATACGGTTCAAGACAACAGATTCTTCGTTCTGGACGAGAACTTCATTGACGCTCACACTTAATAAATAGGGAGGTTCATTATGACCGATAACATCATTACGGCTCGGCTGTTCATCGACATGGACGGCACACTCGCAGCGTGGCAGCAAGCCGCGTGTTTTGAAGATTTACTGCAGGAGAACTATTTCCGGGACCTGCCTCCGTATCAGACAGTGGTGGATGCCGTAAGAATCCTCTGCAACGCGCATCCCGAACTTGATATCTATGCGCTGTCCGCATTCATGCCGGAGAACCCTGCTGCGGTAGGTGAGAAATACGGATGGCTGGATGTGTATGTGCCGGAAATCGATGCTGCACATAGGATTTTCGTTCCTTGCGGAGAAAGCAAGGCTGCGGCAGCTGCCAATCGTCTGAAAATGCCGTGTATTGATAAGTCTTTCGTTCTTCTGGACGACTACTCTGTCAATCTGCATGACTGGAAAGAGAAAGGCGGCAGCGGCATTAAACTACGCAACGGTATCAATGGCAGCATAGGGACCTGGAAAGGCCCTTCCGTGAGCCGGTTCAACACCCCTGAAACACTCGCAACGCTCATCTGCCGAGCGGCAAAAATCAGAGCTAACGCCTGAGGCGAAAGGAGAAATAGTAATGTTCCCGACTAAAGAAGCCATCGAAGTGCTTCGCACCGAATATCCCAATGGCACCCGCGTTCGCCTTGTCAAAATGGATGATGTACAAGCCCCGCCTATTGGCACGGAGGGTACGGTTGTCGGTGTTGACGGCATTGGCAGTCTCATCATGCATTGGGACAATGGTTCCAGTCTGCATGTCGTGTACGGCGAGGATGAGGTGGAGAAAATCTGATTCCTGCCTTGCAACAAAAAAGGAGAAAAGAAAATGAGTAAACCGACCAATACTATTCGCACAGAAGTTGACGAAGACTACTTCATGGATATAGCAGATTTTCGCGATTACGCTCGCAGCATGATGTTTCCTGACCCTGTTGGTATTGACATGAGCGATGAACTCAACGACATGGTTACAGAAGCCGTGAACAGCGGAAAAACGACTCTGGAAGATTCCTTCAAGAAACTGGTCAAACGCGACGCCAAAGGTCGTATCGACTATTCTTACAGCGATGGGTTTGACGGTTTTCGATATGGTCAGGAGCTTTTGTGCTTCTGCGATACCGAAACTGCCGCCCAGCGTCTTGGCAAAAAGTAGAACAGGGAAGGGAAGAACGTTCCACTCCTTGGTGGTTTGACATTTAATGTCAGAAAGGAAACAAATGAATAGATGGAATGTTTTTTGTAACGAAAACGCTCCTTATCGTATTTATTATCGTCAAATTGATATTGATGGATATGAGATGTATGTCATGTTTCCATTGCCAATGACTGGCATGGAAT